GTTTTTTTTTTATTGCATAAATTAGATATTTTGTGTATAATTATGATAAGGAGGGTAATATAGGAATGTTTAAAAGACTTAGGAACGTGAAATTAAAAGAGGAATGTTGGAACATTGATTACTCGTTTTTACTTTGGATAAATGAGCATTTTAAAATGTATCTTAAAGAGGCTGGTAATATTGTTGATTTAGAACATTATACCTACGATTATAAGGGGAAGATTATTACGCAAAAAGATGCTATTAATATTATTATTAAGGATACAAATTGGCTTATAAAAGTATATTATGATTATTCGATTAAAGAAGAGTTTAAAGAAGAATTTACAAATGCAATTGATGAAGTGTTTGAAGTGTTTTATTTAGTTTATTATAATATGTGGTGGTAGATACATATCTTGCATATTTATAGGTAGTATGGTATACTAAGATTAGGTGATAGAGTTGGAGAAAGAGATAATTGATAAGGTGAAATTCCTTATAAAAAAAGGTATACCACTTGAGGAAATGGCTGAAAAAGTAGGATTATCAAAAGAAGAAATAATAGGTCTTGTGATGATTTTAAAAGAGAAAGGTTTTTTAGTTGATTATATCGATGGACAGATTGTAAAACTTAAAAAACCTATCGAAAACTTTGGAGTGTATGAAGTCCCTGATAATACACAGCATTTGTCGCTTCTTATGATAAGTGATTCGCATCTTGCAAATAAAGCAGATCGCATTGATATCTTAAATTATATTTATGATAAAGCAGAAAGTAAAGGTATTAAATATGTTTTGCATTGTGGAGACGTGCTTGACGGAATCTATATGAATCGTCCTCAACATATTTATGAACTTAGGTGTGTTGGCTTTGATGAACATTTAGATTATGTTGTAAATAAGTACCCACATTTTAGTGGTAAAACTTTCTTTATTGGTGGAAATCATATGGATACTTATTTTAAAAATGGTGGCTCGGATATGGGTAAAGCAATATCAAGAGAAAGAGAAGACTTGATTTATTTAAATCCGGATACAGCAGATTTGAAAATCGGAAAAGTTGGAATACATATGCACCACGGTGGTGGGGGTAGAAGCTATAGTCTTAGTTATAAACTTCAACGTTATGTTGAAACACTTCCGCAGGATAAGAAGATTGATATTGTAATGCAAGGACATTTTCATAATGCGATGTACATGTATTATATGGGAAAACATTGCTTTCAGGTCGGTGCGTTAGAGGATGATACCCCATTTTCGAGAAGCATGGGATTTAAGAATGAAAAAAGTTGTTATTGGGTTGATATCGAGGTTGATAATAAAGGTAATATCTATAGTATAGAACCTACACTTGAAGTATTTGAAGGTAAGAAATTAATAAGGAGAAGATAATGAATAAAGAAGAGAAGATTGCCCTGATAAGGGATAATGTGGAAAGAATGATAAAGTTAGTCGAAGACGATAAAAACATTGAGGTTAGAATAGAACCCATCGTTGAGGTGAATCGTGATATAACGAAAACTTATGTTACAAATAAAAAAGTTGGGGAAGTATTTTCGATTATTTATAAAAAATAGTTGACTTATTTTAAATTATATGGTATAATATATTTTATATACATTCCGTTATTGACGGGGGAAAGAGAAACCGAGGTTTCTTTTTTCTTTTATTATAACAAAAACACTTGACTTATATCGTAGAATATGATATATTAATATTGATTCATGAATTAGGTTCATTAGATGTTTCGGAGCCCTGCAGTATTGTAATTGGGAAACATCCATGTTTTAATGGTTTCAAGGGATAGAAACTATTCGGATAGGTGTTCCGACAAACATCGAGAAAAGCTTTTTGCTACAATTTTGCCCCATATGGGGCTCTTTTTTTCTTGACTTATTTTGAATAATATGATATAATAAAATTGTGTTTGGGAAGATTATTCCATTACACATTGTTTTGTTCATTGATAGGGGGAAAGGTTATCATACCTTTTCTTTTGTTATATATGGAGGATTGTATATGGGTTTAACGAAAGCAGAAATTAAAAAAAGAGAACGTAAAAGACAAAGAATACATGAAGAGGCTCTTGAGATATTTGGCAAACAGCAGGCTGAAAAATTAAAAAACTATCACAAATTCTATATCTCAAACTCGGCAGATTTAACGTTTTTAGAAATCGGATCAATATTAGATGAATTTTACGCTGGTACGGAGACTACAAAACTTATGCATAATGTTGAAGAAGGTGCGTCACAAGAAATACAAGTTACTCTTCGTAGAAATAGACAATATATGCTAACTGTTACTTATCTATCCGATACAATTCAATTTGATATAAAATTTGTAAAAATACTTCAGGGTGTTCAACAACCAACTAGAGGTAGGGTTAGAGAAAGAGATAAACTTATTAAAAAACAAGCCGAAAGACAAGCAGAAACAGTTAAGAAAGTACAAGGAGAACTTGATAAAGGTAAGGATTGTGCTATTAAAGTTGTTTGCTGCGAAACAGGGAAGTTATATGGGAGCATAATGGAATGTGCCAAAGATGTTGGATTATCTCCTCAGATTGTAAATCATTATTTGGCTGGGGATGCTGGAAGATTCTCAACACATGGATATACATTTAGACTATACAATGACGAGAATTATAATGTGTCTAAAATGATAAAAGATGAAAGATTAAAAGTAAAATGTATAGAAAATAATATGATATTTGAAAATGCTGTCGCCGCTAAAGCATGGCTTGAAAAAACAGTGGGTGGAACACTAAAATATTTCTATGAAGCTGTCAATCGCCCTGAAGATTTAACTTGTGGTGGTTATCACTGGATGTATGTTGATGATAATGGTAATAGAGTGCAAAAATAATATTGACTTTTTATGTATTATATGTTATTATTGAATTGTGATAGGGATTATATTTCTATTACACAACACTCAATATAGGATTACTCGCATATTAGCTATTTGAAATAATTACTTGAGAACCTTATGAAAGACTATAACACAATATAGTAAGGATATTTTCTCAATGCTTTTTATCCATTAGTGCAGACTTATGGAGGATAGAGTTGGTGTGTATTGTAAAATATATACTGGGACCTAGAAACTAGGGAATGAGAAAATAGTGGTTTTTATATGAATGTCGTATCGTACAAGCCTAACCGATCACAACTATAAAACGTGCTCATGTATAGGGCAATTATAAAACTCATTAGTACTACCCCTATTGGTATGGGTGAGGGAAAAATGAGACTACCAATTAAGTGATAATCGTGCGGTTGACGAATAGTGATATTCTATAAGGTTAGAACTTGGTATTCTTGCACAAATCCGCATGTTTGGTAAATATGAAATATGAAAAAGATTAATAAGGTTTTTACATAATTTTACGTAATAAATTATGACCCAACCGTGTGTAAGAATTGCTGGTAATGATTCCAGTCTAGGTATAAGACGGTTACCACCCTGGGTATTAAGGAAATAAGTTCGCAACTTGTTTTTGGGTTAATACTCCCTAGTGACCGAACAACGATTGTCTTATAAAAATTAATAGGAGGACTATCTCACGTAATTATTTCAGATAGCTAATTAGCCATTTCACCCCCGACATGGATGGCGAGTAATGCTCCTTTCTTGATGTACCTAAGATTCCTTTTATTATTTTTTTCAGGTTTTAGGTACGTATACTTGTATTATGGATGGGTTTTTAATAAGTCTCATCCAAAACTATATGGTGGTATAGCCAAAGGGTTAAGGCGAAAGTCTGCAAAACTTTTATTGTAGGTTCGATTCCTACTACCACCTCCAAGTAGAAAATCTCTCCGAGTTGAATGAATACCATAATATTGGTATTTTTTTTTATATTGACAATAATACATTTGTATGCTAAAATGTACTTAGATAAGAATATGAGGTAGATGGCATGTTTGACGACAGACTTAGATTTTTTGGCTACAGAGAATTTTATAGAAAACGGGAACTTATTGAAAAAGTTTTTAATTTGTCATCTTCTAATGAACGTCAAATATATAAGTATTATATTTATTCTAGACGCTATCTAAGAGAACGAACATGTGATGTAATTTGGGAATATTTAAATGCTGTAGATAAAGAAGAACACGTTGTAAAGGACGAACAACTATACAAAGAACTCTTCCGATATAAACCGTAGGTGATTAAATGAGTAAAGATTTAACAGAGATATTTAATAGAACTTTAAAATTTGAAGATTTACGCTCAAGAGCAAAAGATAGAACACAATTCGCATATTTGGAACTATTATATAATTTAATGGTTGATTACGATTCTTTAGATAACGAAAAGAAATTTTGGGAAATCGCCTACGAAATTGAAAAAGTTAATTTTAAAATTGTCACAGATGATAAAAAACAAGTGAATGCAATTTTATTAGATAGTTATGACAGACGAGCAAGACGTGGGGATTTTAGGGCATATTGTATCGCATTAGAATGGAATAGACCACTCGAAAAACAATTCTTCCTACCTAGAAAAAGAGTACTTGAAAAACACGGTCTTATACAGGCTATGCAAGACGTAGCTGATGATAAGTTAGATTTCTTGTTTGTATCACTTCCTCCGAGGATAGGGAAAAGTACACTAGGTTTATTCTTTTTGTCATTTATGGCTGGTTTATATCCTGAGCGTTCTATATTAGCCAACGGTCACTCGACATCGTTGACGCAATCATTCTATAATGAAATGCTTAACTTAATGACTAGCGAGGAATACAGATATAGTGAAATATTTCCAAAAAACTTTATTATAAATCAATCAGCCGAATATTCCTGGATCGATTTGAATCACAATAAAAGATTTCACACATTATCGTTTAAGTCAATTGATGGTGGTACCACAGGTCTTGTTGAGGCAAGTAACGTATTATATTGTGATGACCTTATAAAAGATATTGAACAAGCAAACAATCCAAACAGGCTTGATAAAATATTTTATACATACACTAGTACCATCCAAGACAGAACTATACAAAGACTTTGTAAAGATGGAAAATATCATAGGTGTCCTGAAATACATATAGCGACCCGTTGGTCTCTTAATGATGTTATTGGACGATTAATTGCTATTTATGGAGATATAGATAGTGAAAGAATAAAAATAATTAACATCCCATGCTATGATGAAAATGGTGAGAGTAATTTTGAATACGATTATGGCAAAGGTTTTGATAAAGAATATTACCATCATTTACAACTTGCAGAAGACCCTGTTATATTCTCCGCAAAATACTTGGGTCAACCTATTGAAAGAGAAGGTAGACCATTTAGCGAGGACCAACTTACATTCTATCAAGAACTACCAGATGAAAAACCTGACAGAATACTTTGTTATTCCGATGTTGCTCATGGTGGTGAAGACTACTATTCAATGCCAATCATATATCAGTATGGTGTTGATTGTTATGTTGAAGATGTTCTTTTCGTAAATAGACTAGACGATGATAAGACAAGACCACTTGTCGTTAATAAAATAATGGAACACCATGTTACAAAAGCAGGTTTTGAAGAGAATAATGGCGGTAAATTATATGCTGATATGGTGCAAAGAGACCTTAAACAAAACGGTTATAGATGTAACATTACAACACATAAAGTACCCACAACGAAAAGTAAATTAGATAGAATACTTAGTTGTCAAAGCGAGATAAAAGGTGTTGCAACAGAACAAGGTAACTTCAGAATATATTTTAAATCTTATGAGAAACGAAAAGACAATGTGCAATATAATAACTTTATGCAGAATCTATATAACTGGTCACAGAAATTGGGCTCTATACAAAAAACACAGCACGACGATGCTCCCGATAGTTTAGCAGGTCTAATAATAAACCTACTTGGTAATGGTTTAGTTGGTAGAGCAAGTATCAAAGTATCCCTTGATAAATTAGGACTTTAATTTGACAAACAATCGAAAGTGTGATATAATGGAAGAAGATAAAACATATGTTTGCTGTCCATATTGCGGAAAACGACTTTTTAGAATAAACAAGGACAGTGTTTATATTAAAGTATTCTTATGGTGCAAATACTGTAAGAAAGAAATTGAATTTACAAAATAGAGCCCCTGAGCCATACTTTTTAGTGTGACTCTTTTATTTTTGAAAGGTTGGTGAGTATATTGAACGAAACAACCGCAACTAGTTCATCTAGTTCGTCTAGTTCGTCATTACATTACGGTAGGCAGAGAATTATCTTAGATTATGATGAGGTTACACCTCAAAATGTTATAGAAGTTTTAGAAAAAGCTGAAAAAGTTCATAGCGAGAATGAAAGCGACTGCGAATACCTAATTAATTATGTACTAGGTCAACAAGACATTTTAAATAGAAGTGCATCTGAAACATCAAATGTTAATAACAGAGTTGTAATAAATTATGCTTATCCAACAACAAGAGAAATTGTTGGTTATACACTAGGTAATCCAATTGAATTTATCGCAAAAAAGATTGAGAAAAAAGATGCTGTACAAGATTTAAACGACGCTTACGATTATGAGGAATTGTATCAAACAGATATTAATGCTGAGACATATGCTTCTGTTTGTGGTGTTGGTTATTATATAACACTTCCTAGTGAAGATATATCACAAGACAACACACCGCTAGTACCTCTTAAAGTTGATTATTTGGACCCTAGAACAACTTTCGTTGTGCAGGGTAATAAGATAGGTAATCCTCAAATAATGTCTGCTACACGCTTTAAAAACGAGGATACAGGCGATGAGATATACAACTGTTATACAAATAATTATTTTATGGTAGTAACAAATAAAGAAAAAGTAGAATCAACTGTAAATCCAATCGGAAAAGATCCTATAACAATGCTTGAAAATTCGTTATTTTTAACAGGAGACTGGGAACTTGCTATACCAGCTATGAATGCTAGTAATATCGTTGCAAGCGACAGTTTAAACGATATAGAAGGCACAATTAGAGCTTTACTGGTTGTACTAGGTGCTCAGTTCGATGACGATGAGAGCGACACAACACTTGCAAATGTTAAGAAAAATAGATTACTTCAATTATTCGCACCAAATGGTGGGAATGTTGATGCTAAGTTTATCTCACCACAATTAGATAGCACTAGCGTTGCAAATATTAGAAAATACCTAGATGATGTTAGAAATATTATAACAGGTATTCCTAATAGAGAAAATGCAAACAATGGTGGTGGAGATACTGGAACAGCCGTTTTAAATAGAAATGGTTGGACAGATTTAGAGATAGTTGCGAAACTAAAAGAACTATCTATCAAAAAAGCTAAGAAAAGACAGGTTGAAATCGGTATTGAAATACTTAAAAAGTTAGGTATTGTACCACAAGATTTAACAGCACTTGATATAGATGTTACATTAAATAGGCATTCTATGGATAACTTATCTTCGAGAGCATCTGTATTTAGCACATTAGTTGCGACCGGAGAACTTGCAATTGTCGATTGTCTTGAACTTTCTGGACTTACAAATCGTGTTAATGAAATGGTTGAGAGAGGAAAGAAAGAGAAAGAAGAAAGAGCACAAACAGTAATAGGTGTCGCTGAGGAAACCACAGAAGAGTTACCTGAGGATGATGAAAATTTAGATAAAGATGTTACTAATGTAGCCACAACAACGGAATAAAGAAATGGTCCCGTTAGTTTCTTCGGAAGACTAATTAAAGATATCTAGAAGTCAAAAGGACACATTCTTTGTTATATATCGCTCAAGTGGTAGAGCGTTTATAAAATTACCACTTACATACATCAGAGAAGATGTTAAAAACACTGTAAAAGGAGGAACTCAATGTTTGAGAATTTGAAAGATATGATGGGTGACGCATATAAACCAGATATGACAGCTGAAGATGTCAATAATTTCTTTGCTGGTAAAAAGTTCACTGACCTATCTACAGGTCTATATGTAGATAAAAACAAATATGAAAGAGATGTTCAATCTCTACAAGCAACTATCACTGAAAAGCAAAATGCTTTGAATGCTAAACTTACTGATGATGAAAAAGCACAACAAGAAAAGCTAAATAAGGACAAAGAAATTCAGAGATTAACAGAATTATTAAAAACAAATAGTTTAAATTCTAATAAGAGTATGGCTATTGGTAACACAGCTGATGTCAAATCTATTCTTAAAATAGAAGAAGACGACACTGAATTTGCTACATTCCTTGATAACATTGTTTCAGAAGATGGTGCTAAAACAACAGCGATTGCTAAATACCTTAACAAAGCTGTTAAAGATGCTTACGAAAAAGGTAAGCAAGATGCTACTAAAGACTCTATGGGAGACTTTGGTAAGAAAACAAAAGGTGATGCTTCCAAGTCTAAAGAAGACGATTTGGGTTCAAGACTTGCAAAATTAAACTCACCTAAAACACAAACTGTTGATTATTTTAAAAGATAAAAAAGGAAGGAAGATAAAATATGGCAAACATGATCAAAACTACTGATTATAGTAAAAATCAAAAACAAATCTTAATCGGTCAAGAATCATATTACATTGCATTACCCGTTAGAGTATCAGGAACTGCTGGTGCAACTATGCTTGCTGGACAACCACTAGTTGGTGACATCACTGCTAGAGACACTGCTTTCACTGCTTCTACTAAAGATAGTTCAAGCAACAAATATGCCGCTAACGGTATATTACTACATGATGTTGTATTAGATTCAGACGGAAAAGGAAATGGAACTTTAATTCTTGCTGGTTGTATCGATATGCTTAAATTGGATTCTACAATTCAAACAATCATACCTGATGTAACTGGTGTAGATAGAATTATATTCGTGAAAGGAAGTGCTTATTAATGAAATCAATATTTGACTTAGTAACTGCTAAAAATATAGCACAATACTGGATTGAAAAAAATGTTAATGAGCAACCATTACTAGGTGAAACTTTATTCCCTGCTGTAAGAGAAATCGGTATTAAACTAGAATGGATTAAAGGTGCTAAAAACCAACCAGTTGGTTTAAGACTTGCTGCTTATGACACTAAGGCTATCAGAAGAGATAGACAAGGTTTCGAAGAGTATTCAACAAAAATGCCTTTCTTCAAAGAAAGTATGTATATTGATGAAGAACTAAGACAAAACCTAAACACATTAATGCAAACTAACAATGAACAAATGATTAATCAAATCTTAACAAAGATTTTTGATGACGAAATCACTTTACTTAAGGCTACTAGAGTAACACTTGAAAGAATGAGAATGGAAGCATTAACTGCTGGTACAATCACTATGGCTAGTAATGGTCAAGCATATAATTACGACTACGGTGTTCCTGCTGACCAAAAAGTAGATGTTACAACTGTATGGTCTGATCCAAGTGCGGATATTATCGGAGACATCACTAAATTTGTTGATGATATGAAGGCTAAAGGTGTAGTAATCACTAGAGCTGTTTGTAACTCAAGTGTTGCTAAAAACTTTAGAACTAACACTGCTCTTAAGAATGCAATCTATGTATTCGCTAATGGTACTGTAAATGTAACTACTGCTAGAGCATTAGATTATATCTATAACGAAACAGGTGTTTCAATCTATGTATACGATAATGTATATGTTGATGACAGTGGAAAAGCTGTTAAATATGTACCGGATAACACTTTAGTATTAATGCCTGAAGGAACTCTTGGTAATACTCACTTTGGTGTAACTCCTGAAGAGAGTGATTTAAGTAACTCATTAAATGCTGAGGTGTCTATCGTTGACAACGGTGTTGCTGTTACAACTTACGGAACAGAAGACCCAGTTAATGTTGAAACTAAAGTATCTATGGTAGCATTACCTTCATTTGAAAGAGCAAATGAAATCGTAATCGTTGATACTAACACAGCTGCTTAATTATGATATTAATACATAAAGATAACGATATGAAAAAAGTAACTAAAGGTGCGTTTGAAAATTTTTTCGAACCCCTTGGTTACAAAATTATTAAAGATGCTACAGCAAAAGAAGTTACTAAAGAGATTCCAAAAATAGAAACGATTGATAAAGAGAGTAAAGACGAAAAGGTTGGTTCACAAAAGAAGAATAAAAAGGAGGAATAATATGATTTATTTAATAAATGGAAAATATTATGTCAAGATATCTCCTTTAACATATAGTGAAATCAAATTAGAATTAAAAGGGGAAGACTTAAATCTAGTACCAATTGGCAATAAGATTGAAGTAAACTCCGATATAAAAATAAAGGAAATAGTTTTCAGAGATGAAAAAGATAACCTAAAAAAACAACTTAAGAAATCGTCAGAAGCAAAAACTTCTTCTGCCGTATCTAAGAAAAACAGGTGGTGATAATATGAATGATACAATGAGTTCTCTACTTAACCAACTTGTGGTAGATTTAGAGGCAAGAAAGTTTGAAAGATACTCTGACGAATTTTTACTATCTGAGATAAAACTTGCTATAGGAGAAATAAATCGTTGTAGAAATTTTACACCAACAGACAAAGTATTGTATGATAGCAAATATGAATATCTTATAATTCCTATGGTTAGAAGTTCAATTGCTAAAATAGGAGCTGAAGGACAAGTTGCTCATACAGAAAACGGAATAGTAAGAACATATGGTTCCGATGGTGATTATCCTAAAAAATACACATCACAAATTATTCCACTTATAAAATAGAGGTGATATGATGCGTTGCTTACAAAGAAACAAACGAAATATTTATCTATGTACACAATATGAAGAAAACGGTATAAGACTTTTTGCAAAACCAACACCAATTGAGATAAACTATCAGTCTACTAATAGCGATAGTGATTTGATAGCATTGGGTATGGAATATCCTATGTATGCTAGAATTAAAGCGGACCTAGAATATAAAGATATGTTCCACACTGGTGATAGAGTGTTCATAAATACATCTATTAAAAAATATGATGAATTATGTAAAGAAGCGGATTATCAAGTAGATAATGAGCCAATCATATCGCTTAATAGTATTGAAGTTACATTAAAGAAATTGAGTGCAAAGCAATAATGAAAATACCTTTTACACAAGAAGGAATAAGACTTGCTATTGGAAAAATGGAAACACTTAAAGACAACCTTATTATTGCTGGTCAAGAAAGTGTTTCAGAACTAATAGAAAAAGGTTCTCAACGAGCAAACGATTTAAACAATATTGCCCCTCAAACAGGTGTTGAAAAAAGTCAAATCATTGGCGATTTTGATAATACTGACACGGGTGCTTTTGGAGAAATTTCACTCGTTGGCAGAAATGCGATTTATGATGAGTTTGGTATTGGTGAAGAAGGTGCTTCAGATCCACATCCATTAAAAGGAAATTTTGGTTTAAATGATTATAACAGTGGACCCATTGTTAGCTCACATATTAATTCGAATGGAGAGCATTATTGGTTTTATGGACCAATGAAAGGAAAACCTTATTTCGATAGTAAAAGTGGTTACACAAAGGGTGTTCCTAGCGGAAAACAAATGTTCAACACATCTTTATATATACACGATATTAAAGATGATGTATTAAAAAATAAAATAAAAGACGCTATAAAATTTGTAAAATAAAGAGGTGATAATGTGATAACATTGATTGATCAATTAATTAATGATTTAAGAGAAGAATTTACAAAACATTCTGAATATTCGAATATTGTTATTAAAGACATTTACGAGTTATATCCTACTCTTAGTTACCCAGGTATCACCATCGAAGAAATAGAAAATAGCGATAATGCTAAATATTTTGACGAGACAGAAAGAGTCACAGACCTTTCATATCAGTTTACAATACAATGTGAACAATCTCGTACTAAAACTGCTAAACAAAATGTCAGAGAGATAGCAGGAATAATAGATAACTATTTAAAAGGACCTAAATATAGGTGCCTTAGAAGAATAGGCTCTCCTGTAACAGTACCTAAACAATCTGATGATAATGTAATGATTGGTTATCTCAGATATGATTGTTGCATAGAGAGAGATACGAATACTATATATAGGAGGTATTAAAATGAACACAAGAATAGACTTATCAACAATTGGCGTACAATTACACTACTGTGTTGAAACAACTGCTGGTACTAGACCAACAACTGGTTATACTAGAATATACGGAATTAAATCTACACCAAGTCTAAACCCTGCTCCAGATACACTAGAAACTACCACTTTAGATGAGCTTGAGTACAAAACTTATGTAGACGGTCTTAAAGATTTAGGTGGTGCCTTAGAGTTCACATTTAACCTAACTCAAGATTTAGTTACCAAATGGGATGCTTTAATGACTGCTTATGAAGCTGGTAAAGCAGATGGAAAGAAAACTTGGTTTGCTATTGTTGTACCTGGACTTACTGATGCGTTCTATTTTCCAGGAAACCCTAGTGCAATGGGATTACCTGAAACTTCAGTAAATTCTGTACTAGAAATAACTAACTACATAACTCCAGTTGGTGCTCCAGAAAAAGCTGCTAAACCAACAGGTGAATAAGAAAGGACAATAAAAGATGAATACTAAAATTAATTTAACATATAAAGGTGTTCCATACACCTTAGAATATGATAGAATGTCTATCAAATTATTAGAACAAAATGGATTTTCTGTAAATGAATTTTTGGAAAAGCCTCTTTCAAATATTGAAATGGCTTTCCAAGGAGCATTTATTAAAAATCATAGAAAAATAAAACCAGAATTGACCGAGGAAATTTATAGTCAATGTAAGGATAAAGACAAGCTGGTAACAGCACTTGTCACTATGATAGAAGAAACTTATGAAGCGTTCTTTGAAGAACCGGAAGGTGACGAGGGAAACGCAGAATGGGAAGTAGTGGACTTGTCTCCGAAGAAGACAACTCAAAAGTAGAGCATACTTCTCTAACCGAAACCTTTGAGGAATTGTGTCCCATCTATATGAGTTATGGTATGAGTTATAATGAATTTTGGCATGGAGACGCTTATATGGTCATGTTTTATAGAAAGTCTCATAAAATGAAATTAAGAGAACAAGATGAAAACAATTGGCTAATGGGGATGTATGTATACGATGCTATTGGTAAATTAGCACCTATACTACATCCTTTTTCTAAAAAAGGTACAAAGCCTCTACCGTATGCTGAACAACCATTCCTTTATGATAAACTACTGGAAGATATAAAAACCGAAAAACAAAAACAACAAGAGGAAGAACAACGAGTTGAAGCTGAAACATTAAAAGCACAGATTCAATTTAACAACTGGTTTAGGGCTACGAAAAAAATGTTTGAAAATAAACAAAACTAAAGAAATTAAGGTGCACATAATTTCTTTAATAGAAAGAATAAAGGTGGTGAGATTATGGCGACTCAAGGAGTCACATTAGACAAAGTCTCAATTGAAATACAATCATCATCATCCCAAGCTAGTCAAGATATAGATAGATTAACAACATCGTTAACAGCATTGAGAGGAGCCATTAAAGGCGGATTCAATGGTCTAAATAAATTAGCATCATCATTAAATGAACTTGCTACAAGTAGCAAACAAATGAGTGATATTAGTACAAATATATCAAAATTGGAAAATGTAACACTAACTTTACAAGAACTTAGCAATATTCCAACACCAACAGGATTCAAAGCAATTGTTAAGGGATTAAACGATTTAAAAATAGCTTCTGATAACTTAGGTGATACAGATGCTAAATTAAGTGGTATACCAAAAATAAGTGAAAATTTAACAACGCTTGGAAACATACCACGATCAAACAGCATAAATAGTATTACAAAAAATTTAGAACGATTAATTGAAATATCGCCACAATTAGAGAAGGTCTCAAATGATTTAAAAACGCTTCCTAGTATGGTGGCACCATTATCATCGTTGCAAAGTATAAGTGTTGGTAAAGGTTTATCAAGTGTTGTGAATAACCTAGAACGAATACCGGAAGCTATGCAAAAATTTGATTCGTCAACGCTAGAAAATGTTGCTAGAGTAAGTACCCAACTTGCTAGTGCATTAACACCCGTGGCTGACAAGTTCAGAGATATATCTGCCGGTGCTGGTAGTCTTTCTGAGATGGCTAACAAATACGGCATAGGTATAACCAAGGTTCGTGAAAAATCACAAAATACAATAAGCACGTTAAATAAACTTAAAAAGAATTTAATCGATATTGGAAAAAGTATGCTCAATGTTGGCAAAGGAGCACTTACTTCAATAGGTGGACATGCTGTTCGTTCTTTTAAAAAAGCAGCTAGTAAAGCGAAACAATTAACTTTAGCATTGATTGGTACTCGTACCATATTTACATTAACTCGAAAAGCTGTTAGTGAATATCTCGCTTTAGATCAAGAGTTATCGAAATTTAGTACAAATATATGGCGAGCACTTGGTGCTCAGCTTGCTCCAGCGATAGAATATGTCATGGGATTATTTAAACAATTTGTAAGAGTTATATATTCCTTCGTATATGCTATAACAGGTATTGATTTAATAGCAAGAGCGAATGCAAAAGCAATGGCAGGTTGGAGTAAATCAGCAAAAGACGCTTTGGGAAATCTTCAAAAATTTGATGATTTAAATGTTGTTGAATTTCCAAAATCATCTGGTGATGGACCTGACTTGATAGATATGGACAAAATAGATTTAACACCTATACAATGGTTAGTAGATGCTGTTATCAGAATTAAAGAAGCATTTAAAGAAGCTTTCGACACTGGTCAATGGAAAGGTGTTGGAAAAGAATTTGCCAATCTTGCAAATGATATCAACGCCAGATTAATTGAAAATGCTGATTTGATTTTTGGAAAAATAACTAAAATGGCAACAAATATTGGGGACGTTATAAATGGATGGTTTGAAAATATCAATGCCGAAGATTTAGCAAAAACAATTGAGATGTCATTATTGGTTGTACCAACATTTTTAAATTCTTTGATAACACAAGTTGATTTTGGACAAATCGGAACTAGAATTAACGAATCATTGCAAGCTATCGATTTCCAAAAAATTATAACTCAATTTGGTGACATCGTAATAAATTTAATAAAAGGTCTTCAAGAAATGTTATTTAATATAGACCCATCAATGTTGGCAAACACATTTTCTCAAATATCGTTAGGATTACTAGATTCAATATATGGTATTTTAGATAGCATTGAATGGGGACAACTAGGATCGTATATCCATGATGCGATACTAAGTATAGATTGGGTAAGCATATTTAATGAGATTATTAATATATTTGAAACAACCGTATCTGGTTTAGGTTCATTTTTTGATAACTTATTTGGTACTACAATTTTTTCTACACTATCCGATACTATAAATGATTTAGTTAATAATATTGTTCTAATTGGAACAACAATAATGGAAACTTTAGGCGAGGGTACAGGAGCTGGAAAAACACTCGCTGGTATCGAAGGTATATTTGATACAATAATTGGTTTAGTTGGTGATATTGGAGACTACTTAACGCAATGGATAATTAGTGATGAATTTCAAAGTGTCATACAACTTGTTTCGGATATTATTGGTGATATATTTGATTTCTTAGATAAAATATTCAAACGTGTATCAGATTGGTGGAATAGTGAAGGTGGAGAAATTGTCCAAAGCATATTAACGGAGTTGACAAAAATAGTCAAAGATGTATTGGAGTATGTCAAACCTATTTTAAATACTATTTTTAAAGTTCTATTATGGGCTTGGGATACAATATTGAGACCGTTACTTACATTTCTCTTAAAAGAATTAGATTTATTTTTATCTGTAGCACGTGGTATCGTTAATTTTATAGTTAAAATATTCCAAGGGGATATTAAAGGTGCATTTCAAAGTATTGGTGACACTATTCAAACAGTAGCAAAAAAATTTAAAGATGTTTGGAAAAGTTCTATAAATTTTGTTATAAACTTAGCAGAAGGATTTGTTAATGCTATTATTGGTGGTTTGAATTGGTTAATAAAACAGATTAATAAAATATCATTCAGTGTTCCAAGTTGGGTACCTGGTGTAGGTGGAAAAAAATTAGGGTTTAATTTAGGACTATTGGGAACTATATCAATACCTAGATTATCAACAGGCACAAATGAAATTCCTAAAGAAGGCATATATCATTTACACCCGGGTGAAGCTGTTGTTCCTAAAAAATATAATCCGGCGATAGGAAATAATGGATCGGAAGAAACTAATAAACGATTAGATACGCTAATCTATTTAATGGAAAACATGGAAATGACAAATATTGTAAATGTTGGAAATGAAACTTTATATAAAAAACAACAAGCATATAACAAACTTCAAAATAACAAATACGGAACAATAAATGTTTAGGAGGTAGACTATGGAACAAGATAATTTTAAAGGTTATTATGTAAAGATAAATGGATGCACATTTCAAAGCCCATCAATTAAAAGAGAAGTTTTCAAGTTTGCTCCTAAACTTGTTCAAGTAACTGACGCTGGTGTTCTAGCAAGTGGAAGACTTAATATAAAAGTTCTTCCACACACTAGAGCAAAAATATGGATGGGGTTTCCAGCTATGACACCTAGTCAGTTTAGAACATATTGGGAAGCATTACTGGGTGATCAATCAGGTGTTGGAATGTATCTATCAGTAGAAGTATGGGATGAAAGTACTAATTCTTACATAACAGACACTTTTTACCATAATGATTTACAATATAAAAATGTTAATTATGAAGGTAGAAGAATGGTTGTAATGGATGATTTTCAATTAATAGGACATTAGGCGGTGATTAAATGATATACACTGAAATGTTAGATATAGATAAACAAGCTTTAAAAAACAACACATGTGCGATTAAAACTAAATTAATTGTTTTGCCAGATGGGGAACATGAAAAATCAATAATATTGACTGAAGAAAATTCGGTTAAAGATTGGACATACGATGATGACAGAATAGTCCCTGATGAAGGATTTATAGGTCAGTTTGTAGCTAGAACCCTTTCCGGTAATTTACAAGATGTATCAGAAGATTTTAACATTGAGAATAGAATGATAGAACTTCAAATGGCTATTGTGAGAATGGGTTCAATAAATACATTCATAACCGCAGAGAACAATGATTATCTTACAACTGAAGATGGTTCCGAGTTTTTAACTGAAACAAGTGGATCTAATGAAACATGGTATTCGTTAGGAACATTCTATGTTACAAAGCCAGAGAATGATGATGTGTCCGATAATACTAAATTTGAAGCATTGGATAAAACAATTTTATTCAATCAAGACTTTAATTATAATTATGTTTCACAAACATTCCCATTATCATTCGATGCTACTTGTAAAACTGGCGGAAGTTTTACAGCATTAGAACTAGCACAATATACATGTGAACAAATCGGGGTTTCATTTGGAAGTAAGTCATTTACGAATGCAACTTTTAAAATAACAAGTAATCAATTCGTGTCTGGTGATAGTTGTAGAGATGTAATGAAGGCAATTGCAAAACTTGCTTATTCATGGGTATACATTGACTGGGATGATAAATGTTATATACCTATAATCGACTTTGATACGAAAAATATATCTGATTTAGATACCTTAGATAATAACGAATACTTTTCATTGGTATCTCAAAAAAATACATATGGACCACTAAATAAAGTGTTAATTGGTTTATCTGCTGTAGAGGGTGAGGGTGTCCAGATTACAGATGACGAATCGATTAGGTTAAATGGTATCAATGAAATTGATATTTTTGATAATCCAATAACTTATACAGATATATTAAGAGCAAATGCTATCAGTGCGGGTTCTATATTATTTGGGTTAGAATATACACCCCTTACTACAGAAACAATAGGGCACCCATGGTTTAAAGGGCATAAGATAGTTTGTATAAAAGATATGGACGGAAATAAAAAATATACATTGCCACTTAATAATGAAATTAAATATAGTGGTCATATACGAAGTACATTTACGAGTACCATTGACACTAAAACACAAGAAAGATTGGGATATAATCGTAAGCTATTTAAAGATTTAAAAGATGTTAAAATAATATTAGATAAACAAGAAGGTACAATAAAAACTATAAACAAAAGTGTTACAGCTTTAGACGATGGTTTAAAATCATTAGAAAAAAGCGTATCATCAATAACAACGGATAGTTATACTAGAACCGAAGTACAAGAAATTGTAAGTGGTGTTGGTGTTAATGGCGTTGTTGTAACATCGGTTAAAACCGCAGCAGGAACATTTGATTTGAATGGGCTAACGATTGAACAAAGCGATGCTGATACAAAAACAAATATAAACGCAAACGGTATGATTATATACGATGCTACAGGTGGAATGAATGATGCGTTACTTACCGTAAACAAGGACGGTGTAATCGCAAAGAATATAAGAGTACAAACATATTTAAATGTTGGACAACACTCAAGAATAGAGGATTACACAAGTCCCGATTATATTGATGGAACAGGTGTATTTTGGATAGGAAGTGAATAGACATGGCTACTTATAGAGGTACAATTACTTCTAATGAAATTGGAGGACAATGGCAATTATGTTTTGATGTGTACGAGGGTGATTACGACATTGCTAGTAATTCATCCCCCATCACATTAAATTTGCATGTTAGAAGAACTAGGAGTTATTATGGATATAATGGTGGTAATTATTCCGGACAGCTACGTGTTGATGGTGAATGGCGAAGTAATTATTCCGGTTCGATAACATATCCAACAGGTATTGGTACAGATTGGTTATTTTTAACTAGTGTTAGCACAACAGCTTATCATAATTCTGATGGTTCATATTCCCCTAATATAAGTATTAGTTACTCGGGTAATTTTGCACCATTTAGTTATGGTGGTAGCTACGGTGGATATGTAACATTAAGTACAATACCAAGGGCAACACCTGCTCCAAACGTTATGTGTGATGTTGAAAGTTCTACATCATTCACGTTATCACCTTATGCCAATTTTTCGCATAGTGTACAATTTAGTTTCGGTGGTTATACAAAATATTTAACAGTTGGAGGAAACCCAAGTGATAGTGAGCAAATATACTCTACTAATGTCAGAACTTGGAACTTTAATGCAACAAGCGATTTTTATAATAGATTTGATGGTAAGAGTGGAAGTGGTACATTAAAGGTTCGTACATATTCTTCAGGAACATTAATAGGAACATCCACATCAACATTAACATTAAATGCTAATGCAAGTAGGTGTTCTCCTGTAATAACGGGAACAGTGAAAGATATAAATCAAAGCACTATTGCTCTAACGGGAAGTAATAAAACAATAGTTAGATATAAGAGTAAACCGCAGATTACAACTTCAATTCAGATAACTTCACCAAATGATAAGAATGCAAAATTATCATATTTGTATGTTGCTGGCAACCAAATTTCAAATGTTAACCAAAGAATATTTGATGTTGAGAATCCACAAGGAAAATCGTTTTTAATAAAAGCGATTAATAGTAGGTCGTTTACAACAGAGACAGGTATCTCTGCTAACAATTATGTAGACTATATATTACCAACAATAACTATCACTAGTTTGAAGAGAACCGAACCGACAACAGGCGATATCGACATTGAGTATAAAGGTGATTACTTTAATGGCAATTTTTCACAAAACACACCAAACGAATTAACAGTAACGTGGAAATACAAAGAAAAAAGTTCTAACCAATGGGTTGATGGCGGAACGTTTACCCCAACCATCAAAGAGAATACATTTAGTAGTCGGGTAACAATAAAATCGGTATTTGACTATAAAAAACAATATGATATAATGATATTAGTACAAGATAAATTGTCAGAAGCATCTGTACAAGGTCAATTGCCAAGGGGTTATCCTATCTTTTGGTGGGGCGAGAACTTTGTAGATATATTAGGAGAATTGCGTATTCAAGGAAAAAATCCTTTTCTATATTCAGAAGAGGAAACAATAATTGGGACATGGATCGATGGAAAACCACTATATCAAAAAGTACTTAAAAATTCCATCACGATTTCTTCATCGGATACGAACCAATTCGAACATTATATTGAAAATGTCGATTTGATTTTTACAAAATTTGCATTTGCTCATAGTTTAAACGGGGACCAAATAGCTTATCAATTACCAGTTACTCAATATAATACTAATACGAATCACGATGAACTTAGTGTTGCTGTTGATAGAAAGAATTATCGATTTTTAGTACAAACAAATTGGGCAATCAGCAACTGGCAAATATATGTTGTTGTAAACTATACAAAAACAACTGATACAGGGGAGGAATAATTATGGCTACAAAAAAAATAAGTGAGTTGACAGAAGCGACATCACTTACGTTAAATGATTTATTACCAATTGTAAATGGGAATGAAACAAAAAATACAAAATTAGAAGCGTTAAAAGATTTTTTATCATTAGGATATGAAGGACATACTATATATGAATTAAATTCTACTGCTAATACATTAGACATTGGTGCTAACACCGTAGATTTTGCAGATGTAATACCTAAATTAAACACATTAGCGAATAGTCATCTTGGAGAAACATTGTTTATTGTGATCCGTGACCCTAATAAAGTGAACATTGGGTCAGACAACTATTTATTATTTTTCAGTGTTAGTTTTAGTAAAGTAACAGATAAACCAGGTAAAAATTATACAGGCACCCCAACTGCAATTTATTTCGGTCCTAGCGATAGTGTACGAATTGGTCATTTCTGGATGCAATTTGATAGAAGTAGTGATGGTACAATTACTATCAATACGCTAAATATTAGTATGCCGAATTTAATAGTTATGTCAAACGACGTACTAACCAAAACAAATACCTTATCATATACACCAACCTCTGATTACAATCCAGCAACTAAGAAGTATGTAGATGACCAAATTACAAGCATAAATAACACAATTGGCGATATAACAACGCAATTGGAGGCGATATAATATGAGTATTGCAAGTGAAATAACTAGAATAAATGATGCGAAAGAAGCACTTAAAACTTCAATAAACAATAAACTTGGTTCACAAACTTTAATTAGTGATGAGAAGATAGGGGAATATAGTAGTTTTGTTGATAATATTCAAATTGGTACACAACAACCTTATTTTGGTATACCAGAAGGTGCGTCTGAATCGGAGCTTTCAAATTTATTAGTTATAGACCGTATTTTAGAATTACCAGTATTAGATACATCAAAACTAGAAAATGCGAATAGATTTGTATATAATTTTACATCTCTTAAAAAAATTCCTCTTTTAGATTTTTCAAAAGTTATAATTTTGACCGATGCTTTTCATTTATGTGCTAATCTAACTGATGTGGGTGGGTTCAATAATCTTGGTGCAGCTTATGTTGATTCTACACATGGTGATTTAGATTTATCATATTCACCATTATTGACGGTTAATAGTGCTTGCAAAATATTAAGTCATTTAGCCAATGTATCTTCACTTACCGATGGTAGACCTTCTGTTATTTTCGCAAAAAGTCTAGAAACAACTTTTACTGCAAATTCGGATTTTATGGCACAACTTCAATCTGCTGAAGCATATGGTTGGTCTGTGACTTTTAAATAACGATTAAAAGGAGATGATATGATGAAAGATGTGATTATTAAAATAGACCAAAACAGTATGGTCTATAAACAAGAAACTGTCCTTGGTATAAGTTATGAAAACTTACAAGGAAAAATTATATTTAAGTTTCTAGGTACTTTCCCAAAAGGAACGGCATACCTAGAATACGAAAGAGGTACTGAAAAAGGATACCTTCAGATGAATCAGGTCGGAGAAGAATATCAACTAGAAATAAAATCTAGCCTTCTTACAAAAGAAGGAAGAATATATCTTCAACTTAGGGTAACTGAAGATGCTACTCTCGAGGGTATTCCAGTATTTAAAAGTAATAAGTTTTACTTAGAAGTAAAAGAAGCAATTAATGCCACAGCAGAAATACCAGATGAGTATCCCGAGTGGATTGATGCTGCTAATGAAAAAATAAAAGAAATGGATAATCTCAACATAACCACCGAAAGAGTAGAAGATGGTGTTGATATTGTTCTTACTGATAAAAAAGGTGTGACAACAAGAACCGAAGTAAAAGATGGTGCTCCAGGACCACAGGGTCCTCAGGGTGAACCCGGAGCTGTTAAAATGCAAGTTGTAGATATTCTTCCTGAAACAGGTGAGACTGATACAATATATCTTGTTAAAAAGGACAATCCTGGTGAACAGAACTTATATGATGAGTATGTCTATGCTAATGGTGCGTGGGAACATATCGGTGATACTTCAGTTGATTTGACAGATTATTACACTAAAGAAGAAAGCGATGAAAAATTATTGGCAAAACAAGATAAATTAATACCGGGTAATGCAATTGAAATTACTGATGATAATACATTAAATGTTATTGGTAATACAATACAAATATTAACAGATGAAGTTGTTGCTTTAGCAGATTTAAATCCCGGGGTTTATCACTGCCCAAATATGACAACTTTTAAGTATGGCACGGGTAGCTTTAATGCAACTGCTATGAAAGGTAGATTATTATTGGTGAGTATTAACTATAATAATAAACAAGCTATGATGTTTACGCAAAATCAGTTACAACTTTTTAATTTAAACAGAAGTCCCTCTGTCTATTATTTAGAACAATTTATTACTAAGAATAACACAACAGAATATACACCAACATCCGATTATAACCCAGCTACGAAGAAATACGTGGATGATAATGCTAAAACATACACAGCGGGTAATAATATTGAGATATCGGATGATAATGTAATTAGTTCTTCTGTGAATGGTTTTATAGAATTAACAGATGAAACAGTCATACTCAAAAATTTAAATGTGGGGATTTACAAATTAACCTCATCTGTAAAATATATAGAATATACCACAGATAAAACTTATAATACAGCTGGTTACATGAATTGTTTTATGTTTGTTAGTGATTACCTTGGCATAAAAACAGGTTATTTATTTTATAATAATACAATAACATTTTTCGATGGTAGCACTAGTAGTGTTGCATATGGGTATGTTGAAAAAAGTATCCCGAATATTTTGACAACATACCAAAATGCTACAATTCGTGGGACACATACATACACTACACTACCTAAAACAACACTGGTCCCAACGACAGATGATCAATTTGTAAATAAAAAATATGTTGATGACCAAGTTGGAAACATTAATAATATTTTGGCAACTTTAACAACGGTTAGTGAGGTGAGTAAATAATGGCTACAACTGCAGAATATTTAGCTCAACTTCAAACAGATAAATCAACATTAGTAACAAATTTGGTAGCAAAAGGTGTAGATGCTACAAATGATGAAACATTTACATCCCTAGTTCCAAAAGTTGCTAACATACAGGGAGGTGTTGATATAAATGATTATTTCGATAAAAACATCGGAAGGGGGAAAGGGTATTCAAATTTTAATGAATCGGGGGTAGCCAAAACTCTTTTAAAATGGAGAACTCCATTAACTGTGAATGATAACATTGGAGATTATATGTTTGCTAATTTTCCTTTTCCAGTTGACATGCCTGATTTAGAACAAAGTTCAAAACTTACAAGTGCAAATTATATGTTTTATAACTGTAAGTTAACAACTATAAAAGAAATTGATACTTCAAATGTAACATCATTTACAAGTTTCTTGTATGGGGAGTCTAATATAACAGAAATACCACTATTAGACTTTAAAAATGCAAAATTGATAGGTTCCTGGGCATTTTTTGCACAGCGTTTAGAAAAAGTAGCGGGTTTAAAAGATGTAGGAATGGCGTATGAAAATACTCAAGCAGAAAATTATTCTAATTATTCAGTGGATTTTCATTTTTGCACAAACTTATCAGAACAAAGTTTAATAAACATATTAAATAATTTATATGATATAAAAACAAAAGGTTGCAAACCTCAGCAAGTTGTACTTGGAAGCACTAATCTAGCAAAGTTAACTTCGGAAGAAGGACAAACTGCTTTGAGTAATGCTCAAACAAAAGGTTGGACAGTAAGTTAGGAGGTGTATCATGGAAATAAGAAAATATGGCGAAAAGAAAATATTAATTGCAGATGAAAATAAACAAATAAGAGATATAAATGATTTATATATACCTGCTTCTGAAAATGAAGAAGAACATAAACCTTATTACACATCTATAATATTTCTAGCAGATAATTTTGATGATAACAAACTAAATGAACTATATGTAGAAGAAGAAATAAAATAAAATCAGGATAATTAAATCCTGATTTTTTAATATGTAAATATTTAGGGAAACAAATACGGATTGGATTTGAACCAATCACAACTAGTTTTAAATATTAGCTCACCAGCTCATACTTATTTCCCGTTTGGGTAAATAACCAACACGTTACCTACTAACCGTGCTTATTGTCTATAAAGATGATTTCTACATCAAGTGGAACTTGACTTACTCCATTATGGAACACATTTATAGACTACTAGTATTTATAAGCACCATAGAGTAAATAACAACAGGATTTGAACCTGTAACTCTCGTGTCCTGGTTTTTAAGAATTGCGTACGCTCCACACTCTACCAATTGAGTTATATTATTTACTCTATGCTACCTATAAAATAGATAGCATTATCATGAAATTAATATGTTTAAGTTCGATACTTACTCTCATAAGTACCATAGAATAGATAAGGACTATATTTTCCCATTGTTCTATTGATTTATATAGTCAACCTCATAGAACAGGTTATGATAATTATCTACTCTATGCTACCTATAAAATAGATAGCAAGTATTAGTTTCATTTGTAATGGTAAACTTGCGAAGATTTCTCCTCACAAAACAATAATATCATATTCTACAATATAAGTCAACTATTTTTACAGAAAAAGTTAAATATGATATAATATAGTAAGATAGAAATAAAAAGGAGGATATCAAATGAAGAAATGTTGGGATGATATTAAATCGTTCATAACAGTTATTACTATGCTATTGTTTGCTTATTGTATTGTGGTTAAATCGTCAGTGCCACAAGAATTACAATCAGTGGTAGTAACTGTAATAGGGTTCTTTCTAGGAGCCCAATCTGTTAAAAAAGAAGGAGGAAATAATAATGATAACGGACTCAATTAAAATAACTGAACATTTTCATAGTACAGAATTTGTCTGTCAGCATTGTGGAAATATTAAAATTGAAAGAGAACTAGTTGAAAAAATGGAACATATTTTTTCAAAATTAAATGCTAGTAAATGTATTATATCTAGTGGATATAGATGCCCATCATATGATATACAAATCGGAGGTTTTGCTGGTCGTCATTCAGAAGGGTTAGCGGCTGATTGTGTATATTATGATGAAAATGGCGAAGTTATACCGGCAGGTATTGTTTGCTGTGTTGCTAACGACTTGGGTGAATTAAATGGTATTGCTAATATTGATGGTAATTATGTTCATTTAGATAATAGAAAAAACGGAACATATAAAGGCGACGAAGGAAGAGGTAATAGTTCATATTGGACAGACCCATACTCATATTTTGGTGTATCTAAAGAAGATGTTAGAAGATATACTAAAGAGGTTATACCTCAAAAATCAATTGATGAATTAGCACAAGAGGTTATAAGTGGTATCTATGGCAACGGTGATGATAGAAAGAAAGCACTTGGTGATAGATATGGCGAAGTTCAAGCTAGGGTTAATGAATTATTAAAACCAAAACACGATTATTTATCAAATACATCATACACCGGCGTATCAATTGCGGATGCTTTAAACGAAATAGGAATAGATAGTTCTTACAACTATCGTACAAGACTTGCTGAAGTAAACGGAATAAACAATTATCATGGTTCAGCTGAACAAAATACTGAACTATTAAATAAACTTAAAAACGGAAATTTAATTAAAGCGTAATGGAAAATATTAAAGAATATTTAAATCTCTTACTTACAATATCAAGTGTACTGGGTGCGTTTTCAGCGATTGTAAATAAGCTTATAGACAGAAAAATAAAACCTTTGGAAAAGAAAATAGATAAAAATGAACTCGCTTCTTTAAAAAAAGATATGGAACAGTGGCGATTTGAAGTATGTAGATTTGCTGGCGATCTAAGGAGAGGTGTTCCTCATACTAGACACGAGTATGCAAGTATATTTGTATTTTTATCAGATTACGATGAAGCCGTAGATAGACTTGGTGTTCATAACGGACTTTTTGAAAGTGAAGAAGCTTTTATTAGAGAATGCTATGATAAACTAAAGGATGAGTAATTGCTCATCTTTTTTTATACTTGACATTCGTGTCAACTTTTGATATAATACCTAGCGAAAAGGGAGGAATTTATGGGAAATAAGATTGTTGAAAACGAAACATTATATACATTTTTATTAAATTCCATGTATTTTAATATCGCTCGAGGTGAAAAAAGAATATTCGAGTTATGGAGACTTGGGGAAAATAATTGTAATATTGCTAAAGAATTAAATATTTCTGAAGGTACTGTTAGAAATAGAAAAAAGACTCTTCAAGAAAGAGCAAAATTAACATTACAAAATACTTTGTAGTGTTTATTTTCGACCAATAATTACGAATATCTACGAAAATTTACGAGATTTACGATTTTATATATACTCAAACTAACACAAATTATGCTATTATATTCCTAACTTTTTTAACATTTATTCCTAATTAATTTATGTTTTAAAAGTAATATAATAAGATTGTGAGGGATATTATGGATAAAAAGGATTATCTTTATACAAAACGATATATAAAAAGCATCTGCTATAACAGTGTTGTTGAGTTATGCAAAGATATGCACTTATGCGATTATGAAACCAACTTATTACTCTATTTAAATAAAGATTATACACGAACTTATTCTTCACTACAACTCGGGGTATCTGATTTTAAGTATACGTACGATATGAAAAAAGTATTATCCAAAGTGTATGATTATTTAAAGAGAACTAGTTAATCTAGTTCTTTTTTGTTGTCTCGTTTAATCCTGTAAGCGAGGCTTAATGAAAATATAAAAATAGTATAGTTATAGCCGAAAAGATTAAAGTCTCTTAAATCGAAAGAAAAGCCCCTTAAATAAGGGGGCTTATTTATTTTATTTGCCAGCAACATTTCATTATTTTATTAGAACAATCCCAAGTATCTACTATGATGTTATTTATAATTGCCGTTATATGACCATCTGTTGTAACAACAAAGTTTCCTTTTGGGCAAACACTGGCAAATTCTCCAATAGTCATATCTCTATAACATTTTCTTGGGTATCGTTCATCTAAATAATTTTCAACAAATTCCACGTCGTTTAATATTAATCCTTCTGTAGCCGATAAGTAACTTAATTTTCGTTGACACTCATTCCAACTTATACCCTCAGCTACAGATAAGGATCTCAAAACACAATCATCGGTCAGCAAGTGTTTCGGATTATTATTGTAATATCTATAACTCGCTGATTTTTCTGGCATATTTTCTTATAATGTCCATTTCTTCATCAGTATTTGCTTCGTCCTCTAACATACAAATAAAATCATATGCCGATTGCATCATGTATTCTAAAGATTTTGCGGTTTCACCTCTATCACCATAACTTCTTGACTCGTCATATTTATTATATGTATCATACATGTCATCCATCATTTTACCTGATTTCATATAGCGTCCACGACTATCTCTACGTCTTCTTCCGTATGACATATCATCGTAATCATAGTCTCTTCTATAATTTCCGTATCTCATTTCTAACTTCTCCTTCCAGTATTCTTCGTTTGCGATATCCTTGTGAATATCCACTAATTTACCAAGCATATCTATATCATTCGGTTCTAGTTCTCTTTCACCCATATCACCTATTATTTTTTCAACTTTTTCTTTTATATTATCCATAATATCACCTAACACTCTCTCGTGATAATCAAATTAGTGTTTTGAATAGTAGGTACTTGCGTTACTGTTGCAGCTGGTGTTGCACCGCTAAGTACGCTTGGAACAGAAGCAACAGTTAATGTTGTAGATGTCCCACAACATATAGGCACTTCTTTATCAAAAGATAAATTGTAATAACTACCCGCTGTAGCTACATCTGCAATAACAGTTGTACCTGGTACTAAAACACCATCAGCATACAAACCAAAAGCCACTATACCTGTTGCTGCTGATGTTGCATTTGTGTTAAAAGATACTCTATATCTTCCACCTTGTTTTATTTTATATATTGGTGAACCTTGTGAATGGCACAACCAATTATAAGTACTCCTAGTTCTTATACAATCTGTTGTTAATGTAATCGGAGCGGAATTACTAGGCAAACTAACAATACTCTCATTGTATCCTTGAATCATTTTATCATTTCCTTTCTTTATGGTTTAAAAAAGATAGGTTTTACCCTATCTTTAAATCCGTGTTATTACACGGGATTGCGAGTTCTCGTAATCGAGTTTCCTAAATAGGGTTACGCATTAATAATTTCCACATCCATTACAACAACCTGTTACATTATAATTGTAGCAACAATTTGGATTTGGAACTATGTAAGCTGGTGAAGCACAAGGTTTTAATTGATTAATTAAATATTGATTTTGATTTGCTTGACTTGCAGATAATCTAAGAGAATTAATCTCATTTTGCTGAGCAGCGATTTGAGCATTCTTATCTTCAATTCTATTAGCAACAATCTCGTCATGAAGTGCTCTATAATTTGCATTAACAGTGTCCACTATATCTCTAGTATTTGTGTTCATTGTGTTTTGTAAAGCACAAGTATTAGTTGCTAGATTGTAATTAACTCCTTGAATATCGCTTCTCAAATTACAACAACAGCTTGCTAATTGTGAACTTACACCTTGGATAGCATTTCTACTTTCATAGCCATTTATTGTAATACCTTGATTTACACCATTAAATCCTTGACACAATGTGTTCTGAAGAGCAGCTGTTGAACCAGCGATATTACTATTAACACCATTGATTAATTGTGCTTGATTATAGAAACCATCACATAATCCGTTTTGGATATATCTTGATTGTGAAGTTAAATCATTAAATCCATCACTAAGTTGTCTTTGAATAGTAGCAAAGTCTGAGGCTAGAACATAGTTGTCAAGTGCTCCACTTCCATTAGAGCCGTTACCTCCGTTGAAGCCAAATCCATTACCCCATCCGCCAAAAGCGAATATTAGAAATAGAACAATTATCCATGCCCAGTTGTCACCGAACATACCATCGTTATTTCTTCCGTTGTTTCCAGATAATAGTGCGACGTCTGATGCAGATAAACCTGTATCTCTCATTTATTTCACCTCCCCTCTTTATTCTTTTTATATCATCCTTTTCGTTGCTAATAACGAAATGGTAGATACCTATTTAAAATTATTCATAAAGTTGGTGAAATCTTTATCGAAGTCGATGTTTTTTTCTTTACAAATATTCCTAGCAAAGTCCTCAACACCTTTAGTATCTCCTTTATTTGCCATATCTATTAAATTAGCAAATACAGGATTAGAATTATTTTCTATCATTTTCATCGCCATATCTTTTGGGGACATTTTCCCCATCATCATCTTTATCATATTTATTGGATTATTCATCAGTATCCCTCAACTCTTTAATTTGTTTTTTCAAAGATTTAATATCATCTTTTATATCGGACAAATCGATTTTCTTGATGGCTTTATCTAGTTCTTCACTAGTAACATATTTAACCTCTTTATTATCCTCTTTAGTTTGAGAATAAATAACTATTTTACTAGTCCCATCACTATTTAGTTGCTTGGTAATAATTTTACTACCGTCTGCTAAAGGAAAATAACTAATAGTACCATCAAGGTTAATATCCATTCCTTTTACGGTGTCAACACTGTCTACAACTTTACCATTAAGTCCCATAGGTTTAGGACCAATAGGTGGATCAACAGGTTGATATCTATTTTGTATTTGTTGATTATTAAAGTACGGATTGTACGGGTTATAATTATTGTACATTTTCATCTATCCTTTCTATATATTTTACAATTTCTTCAATTTTTTGATTTAACATCTCATCGTCGAAGTCCACTTTTTTACACCAAAAAACAGAGGCAACCATCAATGATTGTTTAACACAGTTTTTAAAACTATTGCTTTTACAATACATCTTTATCACCTCTGTCTATAATAAGTATATATTAAAACTTACATAATAAAGTATTAAATTAATTAGAAATAAATTAGAAAAAAGACCTCTTGGTCTTTCAATTATAAATCATCGCCGATATTATTCGTTATTTGTGCTCTAGGTGTTTGCATATTTTTAGGAAGTAAATCATCTTCGGACATTTCATTAGGTTTAATTTCTTCAACACCGCTTATTATTTTTTTAATATTTGCAAATATTGGATAAGTACCATCTTCTCTAGCTTGTGTGCCTTGATTATGTACTATTTCACAAACTACTTTTTTTCCAACAAGTTTTGGTGTATCAATGGTTGTATCAAATTCTTCCATATCTTGCATACCAAGAGCATGTCTACAAAGAATAGCAAATATAGTAAGTCCTGTTGGATTATTAAAGTCATACTTGTTTGTAAGCATTCTTCCCTTTCCGTCTTTAAATGTAACACTACAACCTGTAGGTTTTCCAGATGGTTTACATTCAGCTTTAGTTATCTCTAAAACTTGTTCTCCTTCTGGTATTGGTTCATAATTATTTAAATTAAATTTTATTTTCATTATTTTCTGCTCTCCTTTTCTTCTAACATTAATTCATAATTCTTTTTAAAATGGTCTAATACATCTTTTTTTGATAATCCATTATCTATTGCTAAGTCTAAAAAATTTACAGCCAATAAATCTAATAGATATGGGTCCAAACCTTTCATTTTACTCATATATTTGATTCCAGCTCCGTCAAAATTGTAATCTTTAATATTTGCTTTTATTACTATTTTTGTATCATAAAACATAACTAATTATCCTCCTTTATATTTTTACTAAGTTTTACTTCAATTTTATCTATTAAATATCCTTCATATGATTTCGGATGTTCTTTAGAAAATCTCTCTTCATCGAACACTTGTTTGCTATTTCTTTTTAATGTGTATCCCTCACAACAATCCAAATTTGAATTTATCATAACTTCTTTTATAGCTTTTTCAATTGTTTTAAGTTCTTTTTCTTTTGCTGACAAACCTGACGTTGTTTTAAGTTCATTTATTTCTCTTGCAAGCCTTATACCTTCAAGACAAAGTGTTGATAAATCGTTATCATTTGATGGTTTACTTGCTCTTATTATATCTAAATAATCTTTATCTAGTTTTTCATCGAACTCCGGTGATATTCCGGTTAAGACATAGTTGTTCCAAAATTCTTCAGCTTTTCTCATACAATCATCAATACCACAATATTCACCGTCTATTTCAAAAAACAAATCGTCTAATTTTTTTACAATCAACGTCGTATTTTCATCAGTTGGAACAAACATCTCGGGGTGCATATAATCTTCCTCGTTTACTATAGAAATAACAAACAACACTTTATCCAAACCTTTTAGTTTAGCATATAAAGCAGCTTGTAAAAGGTACTCTTGAGGAATGTTATTGTTTTGGAATAATTCTGGTTTTCCACTTGTTTTTATTTCCCCAATAAGCGTTATTGTCTTCTTATCATTTTTTGTACAAACAAAGTCAAACATTCCACCAAAGATTTTGCTATCGTATTTAAAATTATTATAACGATAATCATCAATAGCATTACCATAGTATTCTTCCATACTCATTACATTAGGAAACTTATCTCTAACATAATCTATTATTTTTGGTTCAGCTACTCTACCCATAATCAGATATTTATTCTCTTCAAACGGTACTTTTAATAACTTGGTTATTTCTGCCCACGCTTGAAATGGCGTCGCAAAATGATTTAACCCGAGTACAGTCGCCATACGATGCCCACTAATTCTCAAAAGTTGTTTTGGTGGGGTATCTAATATTATTCTTTTTCTGTCTTCGCTGTATTTCCACTCCATAGCAAATAATCCTCCTTATAAACCCATCTACTACCTTTATACCAGTCACTTCGGTATTCACAGCATTTTCGTATATAAGCCGTGTTATATCTTAATTCTTTATAAATCTCTGATAGATTTTTCCATTCTCTCACAAACTTACCATTCTCATCGAATTGAAGAACGACTTTGTTAGAATCATCCATTATTTCTTACCTTTTGGTGTATCGCTAATACAAACTAACTTTTTAATAACACCTATAAAAACTATTACTGATAATAATACACCACCTATGATACCAAGTATAAATGCTAATAATAATTCTGCACTCATTATTTATTACCTCCTAACTCATCTAACTTATTATTTAATTTTAATTCTATTGAAAGTAAATCTGCTGCTGTTATCTCTGTTGTCATGATCGTATTTAATGTTGATTTACCATATTCAGGGTTATTACTCATATCTCTTATTTTCATAATAGTATCAATAACTCTTTTAATATCTTCATCTGTGCTATTTTGTTTAGTACTTACAACTTCTTCTTTTATTTCTTCTTTCTTTTGTGGTGGAATATACGCTGGTATTTTAGGAGCTTCAGTTTTTTCTTCAGATGACTCTGTTATTTCTTCTTCTATAGCATTCATATATTTTGGTGTGAAGTTTTTATCAAACCAATTTCTAAATGCTAAAGTACTAGCTCCCGAAACTGATTTGTCAGCAATATCACTACCACCTGCCATAGCACTATAAGTCATGCTATATATACTATTTACAGCATAAGCAAAGTTTTCATCGCTTTTAATTCTATCATATTGTGTGGCGTCAATATCAATAAATGTTGCTTTACAACATACCACAGCCACATTAGAAGGCATTTTACCGGTAGGTTTGAATACGTCCTTTTCAAAATACTCCAGGTTCGTAACATCCCATCTAAATAATAAATGATATTTATCACATAAGTTATGTAATAGATTGTAGTACTGACCTATTGATGCATATTCTTTTCCACCAAGATTACCGGGGTTTACACAATCCATTACAAAATCGTGTTCTCTAATTTCTTTTGTCATTTTCGCTATTTTTTCATAAATAGTCATAGTTTTTGTTTCTTCATTTGTTTCTACTTTTTTTGTAGCCATTTCTTTTACCTCATTTCTTTCTTCTATCATTTTTATTAGTTCATCCTTTTTAGTCTTTTTATCTACTTCTAAACCTAGGTCTTTAGCCATGGTTAGTAGTTCATCTTTTTTATATTCTGTTAATCTCTTGATTCCTAGGAAATCATTAGCCCATTGGGTAGCAAGTTTAATATACCACTGTTTATTAATTTGGTCAATGGTGCATTTATTACCATTATCTATTATTGGATTTGGTGGCTGGTTAGCCAATGAATCTCTTCTTCCATCTGGTTTCACTTTTACTATCTTCCCACTAGGTGTTAGCCCAGCATATATTCTATTATTTTTTTGTAATAGGATGTCTCCGTTCGCACTTTCTTGAACACATTTTTCATAGGTTGAGCCAAGATGAGACACGAGTTGATACTTGTGTGTTGTATCATCGTTTAATATCGTTTCCTCTATGGGCGTATCAAATAATAAATATTTTGCAAGTGCTTCCGAAACTATTGCTAAAGAATTAGCTTTAAAGTCAGGTTTATATTTACTAGAAACACTTCCATCCTCTTCTATAGTTAATTTAGGTAAACTAGCAAAACATCCACCTTTCGCTTTAATACTTAAATGTCCTTCTTCTCCGTAAACCATAATGTAGTTATTCACGTCACGTTGTATTATTTTATGAATTATATCATACTCAACACCTATCTTTACTCTCTCAGAGAACTTATTACAAACCTCATAATACTCTGGTAACTTCTCTCGTGGTAATTCAATCATCAAACCATCTGTGTTTATTTGGATTAATTTTACTCCACCTATTTGAAATACTTCTTCAGTCATAGATGCTAATAACAACTGACCCGTCCAACAAGTATTTCTTGCTCCTTTAGGATCGTATAAATCATTATATTTGTTATTCTGACAACCATAAGTAGTGTTAAGTATAAGCTTAAGTGGTAACTGTTCTTCTTTTTTACCTTCATGTTTTAATTGTAATCTTCGTTGAAGAGTATTATAGTATTTATTTTTATCTTTAATATTTCGAGAAATAAAATTGTATTCTGGGAGAGCAAGTAGATGAGGATACAGACTAGAATAGTCTACATTAATGACCACTATATTAGGATTTAATTTTTCATCATATCTGTAGTTAGGCAACGCACCATGAGCCCCACCTGACGCAAACACAGATGGCATACCATGAAAATCAAATTCTAATTTACTAGTAAATAGTTCTTCATCTGAAATTGTTTTATCATGTACTCTCTCAAAAAATTTTAATATCTCTTTAGGAACATAATTTATATCAATTGTAGATGGTATAATATATTCCCTTTCATCATCTCGGTCTACTTTTTTTGCTTCTAAAAACTTCGCACAAAGTTTTGCATTGGTAAGACCGATATTATATGCGGGGTCGATGCTCGATAACACACATAAATCGTACTTGGTTTTAAAATAACCTTTTCTCGCTTCAAATAAAGGAAACAGTGCTTCAACATCTTTTGTACAATAATATAGCATTTCATTATATTCTTGCTCGTTCCATGGGTGGTCTATATCGAAACTAACCGTAGATTCGGTAATATCCATTAAAAGATTCGCTTCTATTTCTTTTAAACTTTTTGGGGGAACTACATCTTGTATAGTATCCCATATCGGGGGGAGTTGTACATAATCATATTGTAATTCAAAGCCTTGTCCACCATTAATAATATAGTCATTAATGTTTTTAACTTCTTCTACTGAAAAACCCGATTCAATACCTTTTAAAATATACTGGTCATAATAACGTGCATTATGTCCTATTAAAATGGGATCATATTTTTCAATAAAACTAAATATATCATCTGCACAATCATTATGGAAAGTTATTTTTGTTTTATCTGAATATTTTATTAATACAAGTAGCCAATCATACTTTGTTACCTCAAAATCAAATCCCCATAAACGATTGTTTATTAGTTCATTAAAATCCATTATTATTACTCTCTTTCAACTCAAAGTATGCTTCTACAATTTTATGTATGATATCGTGACTATTTGCTGATATATCACATAATAATTCCTCACTTACTTCATCAAAGTTTTGAGCATAGTTCCATAAATAACAATGCATTAACTCGTGATACAAAGTTTGCTTTTTAACATCTTTATGTACCTCAGTGTTTATATAGATAGCTTGCTCATTATATTTCGTTAAACCAAAACAATACACACCTTTATCGTTTTCTTTTTTATATTCTGTTAATAACCAATTACTGTTGACCTCTTCTATGGTCCATCGCCTATTATTTATCCAAAATTCCATTATCGTCAACTTCTTTCATTATTTTGTTTTCACCCCAATCATCAGGAATGGTAGAAATCCATCCACAATGTACCGCTTGTATACTACCATCCGGTCTATAAAACTTTTGAGCATCCCAACCTTTGTACAATACTATCCCAAAATCAGTTTTACCTTTTGCGATACTATACCTCAAAACATCACTAACAACTATTATAAAATCTATTTTTTTATTAACTAAATGTCTTATAAATTCTCTTACTTGGCTAAATGGGGGATTGGTTATTACTAAATCGTATTTTGAATAATCAATATTTCTCCATTCTTTGTTATCATATTTTACATCATAGTAACAATCTTTTAAATATTTATAAATATTACTATCTTTATTATCACAAGGACAAATTATCTTTTTATTTCTTAAATCGTACTTATGAAGTTCTCTAACACAATCTTTATACATTGTAAAGAACTCATCGTCGTGTGTTTTTCTTTTGCATGTTTTTATCTGTTGAGGCATTAGTTTAAATCCTCCCATTTATTTTGTTCTTTTTCTATTCGTTCTTTTGCTATTTCAAAGTATTTTTCATCTAACTCTATTCCTATAAAATTTCTATTAGTATTCATACAAGCTACTCCTGTACTTCCAGACCCCATACAATTATCTAATACTGTTTCATTTTCATTTGTATATGTTTTAATTAAATATTCAAGAAGTGCAACTGGCTTCTGGGTTGGGTGAATATTTGGCAAATCTCTTTTAAACTCTAAAATATTTCTAGGGTAATTAGTATATTCTTGTAAATATTCCATTTTTCTCGTATTTTTTTGTGACAAACTTTCTCCTCTGCCCTGTTTTGTAATTTTATTTACTTTTATAATTCCTTGTGGGTTATAAACACATTGTTTTTTATAAAATATATTTATATCTTCTGTTATATTTAGAAATCTTTTTTTAGCCATTAGTGGATTGTCGTGATTATCTTTTTTCCATACTAAACTATATTTAAAATTCTTTAAATTACTATGTATTAATTCAGTTGTAAAAGGTTGTTTACTAAATAAAACTATTGCACCATTATCTTTTATTATTCTATTATATTGTTCCCATAATGATTCAAAAGGAATAACCACATCCCATTTACAAGCAGTGGTGCCATAGGGCAAATCGCATAGTATCATATCTATTGATTTGTCAGGTATATCCTTCATTATTTCTAAACAATCGCCTTGTCTTAAATCTATCATTATTTATCTCCTATTATTTCTTTATATTTTTGTAAAATTTATACTTCATTACCCCAACAATCCCAGCCATCAACTGATTGTCTCGCAAATAATTCTATTCTAGGTATATCACCACACAATTCTACTATTCTATCTCTAGTTTCATCAGGTTTTCTTGAATGTTCTCTTATCTTACTCATTATTACACTATGTACTTTTGCAGATTGTCTTTTAGGTTTTCCTTTAGTAGCAATTAAACATAATTCAGCATTTGCTCTAGTCCAACTACCCATACCCCAAAATAAACTATTGCTTTTTTTATTTTGCTTAATCCAAGTGAAAGCACAAGTTTTATATTCAAACCCCCATTTTTTAATCACATCAAAACATTCATTTAATTTAGGCATTGTAACCCACATGAATAATACACAATCATTAGCAGAAATATCTTTTATAGGTAGATTTTCTATATCTTCTATTGTCATGACATCATATTTACAACAAGCCCCCCGATCTCCTGCTAATGCTTTATCTTTATAACTCCATGGTGGATCTGCATAAATGATATTGTATTTCTTATCTGTATTATAAATATCTACTTTCATTTATTCCACCTCTTAGTATATAATAACAAGTAGACATTTCTTTTCTTGTTCTTTCGTCTTTTGACATTTCCATTTCTTGTTTAATCGAATGTAAACAAAAATTTATATCTTCTTTTAATTTTTGATTTTCTTTCAGATATTTATCTCTATCATCAGCAATACACATTATTGCATCAAATAATCTTTTCGCTTTAGGTTTTAACACCTCGGCTCTAACTAGTTGTAATTCATCTAAAATCTCTTGTATTTCCTCATCATTCATTGCTTTCCACCTCATAATCTGCAAGTTCATATACAACATCATTTAACCCATTAAATTCAAAACCGGTGATTGTATTTGGGTGCATTATTGGAAGAAAGCGTTTATCTTCATCATCCCATTTACAAAGTACATTGTCAATTAACCAATAGCTACCATCGAACATTAGCCCAGTTAATATTCGTTCAATTAATTCAAATTTTGTACACTTAACCATAATTCCTCCAAATATAAAAAGAAGAAACCTGCTTATTTAAATAATAATTAAGTTTCTTCTCCTTTCTTATTTTTTTATTTTTCTTCTTTTGCTCTTCTTTTGATAGTACGCTCTTCACCTTTTTCACTGTGATAAGTTTTTCCAGACTGTTTCACTTTTCCGTATCTATCAATTACCTTACTTATATGAACAATAGCTCCCCTATTTTTATATTTCTCTCTATAATATGCTTGTTTTTCTTTATAGTTTTTAAAAATAGGTTCATCCATTATTCGTCATCCTCTACCATCATACCTTTTTTATCAAGTATTCCATAGTTTTTCAATACTTCAACTTGATAATCTTTATCTTCACTTAGTGATAAAATAGCTGCAATTGTTTCTTTTTCTTCAAGCAATGCTTTTTTATTTTCCTCATAAGATTTACCTAAAGATTGAACAATATCATCTTTAACGGCGTGACTAAGTACATAAGGATATTCATTGTAGCCTGTTTTATGTATCAAAGACATATTTTCATCTTCTTCTCTATATTTCCCCATTAATTCTTGCATTTTGTTATTATATTCTTCAACAACCTCGTTAAATTCTTTAACAACTTCTAATTCATTGTATTTTTGTTCTTTAAGTTCTTTATAAAACTCTCCTAATTTTTTTATTCTTCTTTCATAATATAATTCTAAAACTTTATTCATTTCTTTTTCCTCCTTATTTTTAAACATTTCTCGTAATCGCTCATCAATATAAAATTGCGAGTCGAGCGAATCTATATAACTTCTAATTGTTTTACCATTACAGGTTATACCACTTGTTTCTAGTGTAACTGAGTCATTATCAGCTAAATAATATGAGTTATCAAAAATGTAATCATAATCACCCCAATCCAATCCCTCGAAGTTTATACCGTCTGTTGAAATCGTACAAACTGTTTTACCACTAGAACTATAACATTCTAACTTATCACCAAAGTTATATATCACTCTAACATGCCCCCCATATCTATACAATCTTCTTTACAAATATAACCTTTTTTTAGAAAATGGTTTTTAGCCTCTACCCAACTTGTCCAAAAACATCCTGTTTTGTCTGACTTAACAAAAATATAAACATTAGTTCTACAATGACTTACAAAATGATTTAACTCATCTTGTTTTTTTGAAAGTCCGCTACCTTTAAAATACAACTTATCACCCTGTATATGTTTCGCTTCGATACACATACAACTAGAGTTTTTAATCAAAATAATATCAAAGCAGGTTCCTTTTATTTCTGTCGGTATTTTAAAAGGTTGCCAACCTTTATCATAATAAGCATCAATTATTTCCTGTTCCCATGTTTTTCCTACAACTTGTTGTTTAAGACCCATACATTAACCTCTACTTTCCAAAACTTCTCTATTATACTCTTCCATTACTTCAAACGGAATATCTAATTTTTCGTATAGTAAACACATTGTACTTTCTCTTAAAGGTCTTTGAATAGCCTTTGGATTAAATAATGCTACTACCCACGAACGATGTTTTCCAATGTATTCAGCGAATTGTGTATTGCTCATTGCTAGTTCTCTTTTTTTTGATTCCATAAGTTCTACAAACTTCATACAATACCTCCTATCTATTATTATACGATATTAGTCCATAAAAGTCAATGAATTTTACTAAATTACTTCTTTATGTTATAATATTATAGTGTTAAATTAACTTTTAGCACTTTGTTCATTTCTTAATTGAGGAATCCTCCTCAATTTTTTTATAATTTGGATTCGATGTAGATAAGCATTATCATAATCCCATTCAAGCACACACCAATACAAGCAATAAATCTATCGTGATACCAAAAAATATTTGACAAACAAATTAATATGTTTATAACACCTATTAAGATAATTGATATACCTAATCTAATTTTATCATTCATTGTTATCTCCCAAATTAATTATTATTCTATTACCACGAGATTTTTCAAAAGCTTTTTTAACTTTATACTCAACATCTCGATTTGGATATGGTTCTTCAAAACTCTCATTGAACACTTCGGCTAGTAGTAATATTTCGTCAAAGTCTAAATCTGTTTTGTAGTATAAATGATTTATATATTGGAATAACGAATTATCACGGTTTCCAACCTCAACCTGCTCCTTAGGTTTGACATAAGGAGTTTTTTCTTTGCCTTTTTTTTCAGAGTTATTCAATATGAACTCTTTTAATTTTTCTGGCATAGGTTGTGGCTCGATATCTGTTATAAACTTGTATTCTTTTCCATTTATCACTGATGGCTCAACTACAATATAACCGCTTGTACGTACATCAATACCTGGATATTTATCAAAACTTTGTGAAGTATTTGCAACTTCTTTTAAGTCATCGTCCGATAAATATATCAAGTGTTTACCACCAGATGGTGTAACTTGAATAAGAGTGTTTACTTCTTCACATGATAATCCGATATCAGAAAGTAACTTCGCAAAGTTTTCTATCCCATTCTTACTTTCATCGTGTACATCTAAATCTATAACGAATAGATTATTTGGTGTTGCTGGAAGTCCCCAATTACAATTTTGGGTATTCTCGATCCAATACAAAATTTGTGTAAATGATGCTGAACATTCTGTTTGCCAACTCTTTAATATTGGTAATTTTCCATTTTCCATTACAGGAAATATTCTAAGACCTTTGTTCACATATAGGATGTTTAGTTTTTCCCAAATGCCTTTCATTATATTTCAATCTCCTCTAAACCATCTTTCAAATATTCTAAATGTTCTTTTGAAGTTAAAGTGCAACCATACTCTTCAAGTTCTTTATTAATCTTATTCAAATCAATAATACTTCTTGTTTTAGCGAGTATTTTATTAAGTCTTGTTTCATCTTTAGTGATACTTGTAAAAGTAACATACATATCTGTAAACACAGTATATAAGTTATTTTCGATATATGCCTCTTTTTTTTCATACATTGTACTATAAGCACTTTTGTAGTCATCTATAAATAACTCTCTTAATTTTTTATTGTCAATTCCGTGCTCATCTAAGAAATCAACAGCTAAGCTTTCTAATTGTTCATCTTCTTCAGTTTCTAATTTACAAAGACGAGCATATCCGTTTTGCTCACGAATTTCACATTTTTCAAGACTTTCCATAATACCTATTATTGCACCATTTATTTGTTTTTTAAGCACAGTTATTGTTGTGTTATTAAGGTAACAATAAACATAATTTATCCTGTTATCTTCACCGTGTGTTCCTTTAATTTTGAAACAAACCTTTTTATATTCACAATCAATACTACTCATTGACAAATCAAATACAAAATCCTTATATACAAATAAATGCCACGATTTATTCCAATACTCAGGGTTTAGATAATTCTTTAATAAAAACGAATAATCAATGTCGTAAACTTTAATCGCTAAATCCATAATTATAACCTCTCAATTTCTTTTAATATATCTAGTAATACATCTTCTCTTTGTGTTAATTTATTAATTTCTTCGGTTAATTTTTGTATCTTTTCGTGATTTTCATTATATATCTTTTTAATACTATATAGTTCTTTTGAATCTGTTTCATCAGGAACAGTTACATCAGTAGTTTTTTCAGAACCATTTAAGTCAAAATCTATAACGGTTACATTAGAATCATTACTTGGCAACTCTGGGAAAAGCATATCTATATCTTCGTTTGGTGTTGGTGCTAAAAACATAACTTGTGGTACGGATTCTTCCTCTGCTGTTGACTCTACACGATTCTTATTAAAACTTTTGCTCTTTAAAAAAGTATCTATTTTATTCAAAGTCGAATTACTTACTGTTTGTGTTTCCATTAAAATTCTATTAATAGTTGGCTGACTCATACACAACTGTTTAGACAACTCACGCTGTGTTAATTCATAACATTCACAATATTTTTTTAACTTACTAGTAAGTAATTTTTGTTTATCTGATATTTGTTTATTTAATATTTGTTTTTTTGATTTTTTCGGTTGCATATTTAATTCGTCGTGAAAAAATAAATATATTTTATTTTTTAAATCATAAGCATCTGCGAATTTTCCCGAAAATAATTTACTAATTATTGAACCGTCCGTATATCCTAACAGTTGTCCTAATTCATTTCGAGTTGATATATTAAATCTGTCCATTTCTAATTTTAAATGATCATTTTTACTTAACCAATCGATATATTCATTTACTTCTCTTTCGTGTTCTAATTTTTCAAGCGAATGAATATTATTACCACGACTAATTATTTCATTAAACTTATCAATTAATCTTTTTGGCATTTTTATTTCTCCTCTCTCTATTTGTTCGTATTTCACACAAGGAATACCAAGTTCCTTAGCCATATCACTTTGTGATAATCCCGCTTTATTTCTTTTATTTTTATAATATGTTTTCATGTTATCTCCTTTCTTAATTTAATTCTACACTATTCTACAATAAAAGTCAATAGGAAAATTAAAAAAAGTAATATAAAATTACTTTTTAATCTAAATCACTCCATTTTCTCCCAATACTTCTGAACACCATAGTCTTGTAGTCTTGCTGGTTTCTCTCCTCGTTCCCAACCAGATATATTATTTAGTATTCTACCAATATCACGAGAAGCACTTCTATCATAGTTCTTTTTTATTCCATTTAAACATTTTGTAAATAACTCTAGACAACATACTTTGTAACCAACTTCTTGATTATCAAGATATTCTCTAATTAAACCAACTTTAGGATCATCTTCAACAGCACCTTCTTGTTTTCTAACAGCAATTTCATATACATCAAGAGGTAGTGATAAATATGTCTTTCCATGATTATATAAATAAAGAGCTTCTCGCCAACAGGCTAATATATAATTTTTTATCTCTTCTTCTCTTCCATAAAACTCACCCATTTTTGTTCTTATCTTAATGGGTAGATATCTTCTATTACCTGTTTTATCTACTAAAAACTCTTCTTCGTTTGTTGTTCCGATAAAAATACAACTTCTAGGAACATGTGATACTCTTCTATCATAACTTCTTCTAAAGGTGTCTGTTGTCCTACTTATATAGCCTTTCATTGCTTCAACTTCTCTAGTTCGTACCATTGCAAGTAGTTCTGCAAACTCACATATCCAAGCACCTTCAAGTATTTCCATAGCGTCTTTACCTTCAATTGTTGATATCTCTCTAAAATATTTTTCTTCTAAAGCAAGCCATTTAACAAGGGTACTTTTATAAGTTCCTTGAGCCCCTATAAATATTGGCATATAATCAAATTTACATCCAGGGTCGTATAAACGACTAATACCTCCATAAAATATCATGCGAGATACCTCTTCCGTGTATCTTTCATCATCACAATGAAATATATCTATCAAAAATCTATCTAGTCTCGGAACACCATCCCAAGGTTCTCTTTCTATTAATTCTTTTAGTGGGTTTTCTGCACGATCTTTTATAAATTTATCAAACGCTTTATAATATTTATCAGAGTTATATATTTTATATTCCTTTTCAATAGCACACATTAAATCAGAATCATCCGAATCCGTCCATGGTACCCATTTACCATTCTTAAGTCTACTAACTATACCTGAAAATTCATCATACCTAACGGTATTGGATATACTAGGATCATTTTCAAAAATATTTAAAAAGTTTTGTGTAGTTACTTCAGGATTACCTGACTTATTGAAAATCAAAAAGTTAAAAACTTGTCCATTTATACTTTGTTCTAATTGTGTGCATCGTCCAATAGCATCTTTTAACTTCCCACCGATTTTATAACTTTTACCAACTTCCATTATTTCAGTGAGCACTTCTTCTCTTTCTTGTGGATCTTTATAGTGCTTAAATATACTCGGAATGAAATCAGGATTAAGTAGTTCTTCTTTTGTTAATTCTGTTGTGTCTTTTTCCATGGTTCACACTCCTTATACTCAACGATGTAAAAATAATCATCAACACTTCCTTGCAAAGATAAAGCCTTTATAATTTTATCAGCAATCTCATAAGTGCAACGTCTTTTACCTCTTAAAATAAGAGATGTGTACTCTCTATTGAAATCGATTTTGCTAGATAAATATTTTATAGCTCTACCATCAAGTAAGTCTTGATGATTATATTTTTCTCTTAACAGATATTTTCTTTTTGAGTTTTTCATAGCATCTACCTCACATCGTTACTCTGTGATTAAATCATACTATAAATTGTCTCAGATGTCAACTTATTTTCATGAAATTTTATAAAATTATTTTTTAAGTTCTGCGTCGATCATATTTAATAATAATGTATTAACTCGGGGTTCCATGTCTCCTGAATTTTCAGCAATTTTTTCTCTAAGTCTTTGCAAAAACTCAGAGTTATTAGAACTTTTTTCATTATTTTTTACTATAGAAGCCTGTTCCCTTTTTTTTAAAATTTTTTCTGTTATTTTTTCGTAATAATAATTATATAAAAAAGCCATGTCGAGTATGTCTTTATGACCGTCCATGTATACTCTGCATAATTCTGGGTATTCATTATTCTCAATACTCATTTTTACAAGTTCAAGTGCAATTGCATTATAATCTTTTTCTGTCATCATAATTTAATCTTTCCTCCAAATCTTTAACTTTCCACTCTAAATATTTAATATGTGCTTCTCTTTTAGAGCATTCTATCATATGATTATAATAATGTTCCTCTAATTTTCTAAACTTTTCTTTTGCTATTTTGTAAGCTCTTAACACTTTATTATAATCATCTTTTGTTATCATAATCATACTCCGACAATTTTATATCAGATAGTCTTTCAAATATATAGCAACCACTATCTGTAAAATTTTTTTCATCATCATATAAACAATCATCAAACATAACTCTAAATTTTATTAATATATCGTTTGGTATTTCCATGATATCGATTATTTTAACAAACGTGCATGTATCGTCTTCATAAATGCTTTCATCTTTAAATCTTTTGTCTAACTCGTATGGAGTATATATTTTTTTATATTTCCATAATCTGTATACAGTATCTTTGCTATCACGAAAAAAAGTGCCTACATCTGTATCAACTAATTTAGTCATTTACACCATCTCCTTTTATGATAATAATACCTCTAGGTTTATTTTTTTCAATATAAATATATCCTAAGCGTTCTAGATTTTTAAGATGTTTATGTACTGTTTCTGATGAGCTTAAACTTGCCATTCTACATAAATCACGCACGCTAGGAGAGATGCCTTTTTCTTTATAATACTTGCATATACACTCATATATTATTTTTTGTGAAAAACTCATTAGGCATCAATTAATATTAAGAATAACCCGACAATAAATATTAATAATATCATTTATTTCCACCTCCTAAGTATATATTTTCAATTTCCCAATTATTCTTTCTATAAATACTTCGTCTTTTATTATAAAATCCGTATAGCATTCCAACATTGTCTACAAAGTCATATACACATGCTACTTGTTTATTACCATGTGGTCTTTGTATTCTACCTATAGATTGCACCACAGTTGAAAATGTCTTAACTGGTGTTGCCATAACTAAGTTTTCAAGTATAGTACAGTTTAGCCCCTCTTTTGCCAATTGGTAGCTAGCGAATAAATACTTTACCTTACCATTTCTAACATCATTTAAATTTTGTTCTCTAAGCTTTTTAGGTGTACTTCCAGTTACTAACACACTATCGTTAAATTTACTTGCTAGGTATTCTAATTGTGATATTCTATCAGACAATACAATTGTGCTTCCTTTTACGGTTTTTAATGTTGTAACAATTAAATCATTTCGTTCTTTATCTTCAGCCAAATTACTAACTAGTGTAGCAAATTGTAATGTTCCGCCATTTTTATCATAAACAGGTTTATCTAAAATATCGTAATTAGTCTCTATAACTTTTATCTTTGCTGGTACTTGAAATTTATCAACAGGTATTTCAAGTAATACTTCATCATTATATATACATCTATAAACTTTTTTATATTGTTCCATTTTATAAATAACATCGCCTATTATTTTTAAAATACATGGATCTAAACCATCTGCTCGCCAAACAGTGGCACTAAGTCCGATGCGGTATCTTGCCGCAAAATGTTCAATACATTTCCTAAACATTTGTATACTTTTAGGATTAGCTGATAAATGCTGACACTCATCATGAACAATCATACCAAACATATTAGGTTTTAACACGCCATTTTCAACAAATTTAAGCACGCTCTGTACTGTCCCATAAACAACATCTCCAGATGTATCACATTTTCCATCAGTTATTAAACTTGTTTTAATTGTTGTTAATTCTTCTGCGGTATCTTTCGCTTGATTAACTAAGTCTATCGTATGTGTTAGCCACAAAGTTTTTTGTTTTAAATGACAAATACACTCGGTCGCAACTACAGTCTTGCCGGTACCACATGGTAAATTTAATATACCGGTATAATTTTCTTCAACAGCTCTAAGACACGGTTTTTGATATTCTCTTAATACTATTTTACTAGAAACATCAATGGGTACTGTTACAGTGTAGTCAACATAATCATTGACAATAGGATATTTTTTCCATATCTCATTAAAGAAACCGACCGGAACATAAATATCATTTTCATAAATATCATATAGTTTTATATCTTTTGGTGTTCCATAAGCATAAAAGCCCATTTTTAATTTTTTCTGATACTCTGGGTTTTTAAATGTAAGTTCTTTTATGCAGAAATCTTTCATTTCTTTTGTCGGTTTTTCTATTTTTATTACATTTGATACTATTATTTTCATGCTTACACATCCTTATAATTTATTATATCATTTATTTTTATTCTTTTCAATTTCTTTTTTTATTTCTTCACGTATTATTGCCGATACCCTCTGCTGGGATATACCATATACCCTCGCCAACTCTATCTGTGATAGTTTACCGGTCTTATATTTTTCATAAATTTTATTTTTTGTTTCTTCTGATATATTTTTTCTCTTACCCGCAAAACCAATGAAAGGGGTTAAATCAATTATGTTATCTTTAAGCATTTCATCTATTCTATCTATAACATGTTTGTAATATTCTTCTCCCATAAGTCCAGAGGACATACCTAATACATACATTGCTTTTTTCGCTATTTCATATCCGATACGTCCCTGCTTCGTAAGGGATCCATCATCTTTAAAAACTCTACAGTTTTTATTTAAAGATGAGAATAATTCTTCTAGATCTTTAATTGTATAAAGCATTATATCACCTCGATTTTAACACTTGCACGTACATTTGTTTCTTTTATATATTTCTTGTATAGAGTAGGTTTTTCACTTTTAAATCTAGTTGTATCAAAGCTATTTTTAATATACGGTTTTATATAAGTAATATCAATATCATTTGATGTAAACTTCTTCTCTTCTAATTTTGATAATACATTAATACTATCCTCTTTTAATTTACTTTCGATAGGAGCAAGCTCTTTCTCAAGGCGTGCTATTTCTTTTTTTAATTTTATATATTTTTTAGCTATATCCTTATCTATTTCTATACCAAAATTACCCTCTACTTTTTTATAATGAATATATTTCTTTTCCATACTAATCACTCTCCTTATATTTTAAAATCATTTGCATTACAAATATATATTGCTAATTTTCTGATACCGTGTATTTTTACTATTTTTGTATTTACATACTTATATTCCGGATACTCTTCTTGATATTTTTTTAAAACTTCTTTATCAATGCCTTTTTTTAATTCGTCCTCATCAAAAGCACCGATATAAATACCTAAACCTTTTATATAAATATTATTCATAACTAATCACTCTCCTTGTATATCTCTAAATATCTATTTAAATACCACTCAAAACAATTAAACATCTCTTGTGTCAACTGTTCATCATCTAACACAGCATTTATAATATAATTTTTATCTGCATCAGTTAAATCATTAACTTTATCAAATATTTCACTACTAAACTCGGTATTATCAAGCCAAGTATTAAACTCTTCTTCTAAACCTTTTCTAAACATTGCTACCCCTCCATATTGCTTCACAACTAACTAGGTACTCAGTATTTCCTATTCTAAGAGACATTACCTTGTTTCCTAAAATATTTGTGAAAGCTTCAATTTTAACATTTTTTAAATCATCGTCATTATCATAATTATATAGATTTTTATCTTTTATCAAATCATATATAATATCAATTATTTTATCTTCCATAACTATTCCTCCACCACACTATCAATATAATCTCTTAAATCATCACTCATAAAGTAATCACTATCATAAATTGTATTATCCAAATCTTCTAATTCTTCATTTGATAATGATTTTACTACATCTCTATCACTTCTTAAGAACAATGCAAGTGCTAATTCAAAAGTCCTATAATCTTTACTAACACTTAACCTCTCTAATTCTTCCATAATATTTAATACTTCTTTTTTCATAACTATTCACTCTCCTCAATAACATTTTTAAATATATTTACAATCATATTTCTATTATCTTCATAATCTTTATTTATCTTATTAGTTAGTTTCTTTCGTTCTTTTCTTAATTCTTCTTTTAAAAAGTCATTTTCTTTTTCTAAGATTAAAATATAATCTATTAATTCTTCAAAAGTCATGTCTTGCAACATCTTAATTGCTCTCCTTAACCTTATTCAAAAATGTGTAATCATCATACCAATAATAACCAATATCTTCACAAGTAAAATAATTACTCTCTCCCGTGTCAAAATTAAATGAAACATAATCTACAATAACATCACTAGAAATATAAACTTTTTCTTTGCTATCTTCTAACTGCTCTATTCTTAAACTTTCTAAATCAAGAGTTTTATAAAAATCACTATAAATATCTGCAATATTATTAATACTCTCATATAATTTATCAAGGTTATATTTCATTTGCCCCGAACAATGGTCTATTGAGCCATTTTCTCTAATATCTACTAAATATTCATAACTTCTTTTTAACTCTGCTAATATTTCTTTATCGGTCATTTTAATCACGCTCCTTACTTTCAACATATATAATATCACTGCTAGTAAACTCATCTATGCTATAACCTAAATACCCCATGTGGTCGTAATCAATAACCACTATACTATCCTCATCATAGTTATTTAATTCTTTTAATAAATCTTCATAATCTTCATAATCTTTAAAGTTTTCGTAAATATATTTTTTTATTACACTTACTTGTCCTAATAAACACTCTCCACTATCATATAAACTATTATTCATCATAATTATTCACTCTCCTTTTCTAATATTCAACGATATCACATTTACCAATCCATATTATTTCACATGATGATAATTCATCTAGTGCATCGTAAATGTCTTCATTTGTGTAGTTTTCGTTATTATCTTTAACTTCTTCAATTTTTTTTCTCAATGTCAATAAGCGATACATAGTCATCAAAAATAACCAAATCATCACATAACACACTACCACTATCTCTCAATATAATTTTACTTACCATAATTATTCACTATCCTTAACTTCTAATTTACCATTTTTAAATAGTTCTGATATCTCTACTTCACTCAAGCCATTTTGTCTAAAAAACTCTTTTTGATGTCTTGTTGTAGTAGACGAATACTTACCAAAACAATAATATGTTTTTATACCATGTACCATAGTAATTCTTGCTACAAAGGTATTATAGCTATATAATTGTAAATCAGTTATATTTCTATTTTTAACCTCTATAATTTTCGCCTTACCACCAAAACTTTTTGCACTATCATATTCACTTTTTAAATCAAACATTTTTCCATTTTTCATTATAATTCACTCTCCTTAACTTCTATATTATCTAATATTTCTTTTAAATCATTAATCATATAATATTGCTTATTATTATAATTTTTATTATGTCTATATAAATCATCAATTAATTGTTGCATATATGTAATATAATCAATATCACAGCTACACTCAATACCAATTGACTTTAATATTTCTTCTTTATTAAACTTAATTTCCATAACTATTTATTCTCCTCATCATCAATAAGACATTCATCTATCGTACATTTCATAAAATTAACAACGTCCTCTTGTAATTCATTACTGTAATTTTCAATTTCCTTTTTATCTTCGTTATGACACATAAATAAATACATATTTAAAGTATCCTTAATATCATCGTATAAATTTTCTTTCTTTAAATAATCAATAAAATTATTTAAATTAATATAATTTTCAAAGTTATAATTAATACTATCTGTGATATCAAAATTACTAATACAACTATCTAAATAATCTAAATCAATATTTTTTATCATTTTACACACCTATCCTCTCTAATGAAAATCGCTCTCACTAATACCATAATAACTATATGGGTTTTTCATAACCTCATTACATATGTTGTTTTTAAAAGTTCTCAACTCATCAATTTCATGCTCTTTATTTTTATTATCAATATAGATACCACTTAACATATCAACTAATTCTTCAATGCTAACAAAGTCTTTATTATTAAATAAATCGTAAATATCAAGTCCTCTTATATCAACATAAACATCTTCCATAAAATCAGTCCTTTCTTTCTTCAACCAACTTGCATTATTTCCCGTTGCTTGATATAAGTATACTATATATTAAAATAAAAGTCAATACTTTTTTTACTATTTTTAAAACTTTTTTAAAAACCCTTATAAATAAAGGGTTTACAAAGAAAAAAAGTATATATTTTTATATACTTTAATTCCTTTTAATATTCATAATATCTATTTTTGGAGCTATTGCTCTTTTGGTAACATCTTTCGTAATTCTACTATTTGAGTATATCTCATAATAATTATAAGTTTCATGTACTTCCATTAAAAAACATGTCGTCTTAATCTCTTCTAATTCTTTATTAATATCCTCAAGCGTTTTATTATAACTATCAAGCCCCATTATAATAGGTCTAATCATAGGTAGAAAACCATTAAAAGGTGTTGCAACATAATAAAGTCTAAAATTGTCTTCATTATCCATATTAATAAAATCAAATTGAATAACCATACCCTCATCAATTTCAGGATAATTAATATTTCTATTTATTTTTGTCATTATTCTTCGTTTCCTTTCGCACTACTTAAATTAAATTTAATTTTTATACCGTCATTATTCATTTTAACACGACCACCATAAATATTTTTCGTTGTTATCTCATAATAATCAAAAGCTCTTGTTTTCATAATCAATTCTAATTTTAAATTATATTTATCAAGTCGTTTTTCTAAAACAACAAAACTATTCGTATTAAATACACTTCTTAACTCTTTTTTTAATCTTTTTCTTGAATTATATTTAAAAAGTATAAGTCGCATGTCGTTGCTATATAATGTATAATCAATGTTATATTTTTCTTTTCCAATCATAATAAATGGCATAACACATCTCTCCTTTCGTAAGATATAATATCATAATGACAATATTATGTCAAGATTTTTTAATAAGGTGTCAAAAAAATGTCTTTGTTTTTTCGATAATATTATTCAAAAAAAGTCATAATATGTACAAAATAATGGCATGTCAAAAAAATGGCACCGTTTTTGTAATTATTCAATATTATTCAATATTATTCAATATTAACCTACTTTGTAACCTTTTTGGTAACATGGTACATACTTTGGTAACCTCTTGGTAACCCTTTATTTATAAGGGTTTGTGCTAGTTGTAACCAAAAATTTAAATTTCCTATATAGGCGGAAAATTACACATACATAAAAATACACTTATTTTTTATTATTATACTTGTCATTATATTGTACTATATGCTTTTTCTGACTTTATATACTTGGTAACATGGTAACAAAATAGAAGAATATAGAATAGATGCTTATTTTATAAGGGTTTAGAGATGTAACCAAAGTGTAACCAAAGTGTAACCAAAGAGTTTTAATTTTTGTAAAACCTTATTTTATAAGTGTTACCAAAGGATTTTAGCATACATCTGTTCGTTTTTAAGCATAATTTATAAGTATAAGTATTTTTTAATTTTTTACTATAGTACTTGACAGAGATTATTTTTATGTTATAATAGTTATAGGTGGTTTATATGAAACCTGAAATATTTAAAGATGTTGATTTTGATAAATTCGGTAGGAAAAATGTTAGTGAGAAAGATATTGAAATTGAAAAAGATAAGATTGTAAATAATTTTGAAGAAAACGGTATGCTATATGTAGAACAATTAAAGAAGAATAATTTTGATGATAAGAGTAGTCTAAACAATACTGTTAGACTTAATACAACTAAAGAGGATAGAGTTAGAAATACACTTAGTAAATTAGCAAGTGGTAATACTAAGGGTTATTCTGTTAGTAAGGTATCTAAATTTCTATCTGATGAAAATGTAAAAGCTTATGAAGATATTTTGTATGAAAAAACTATTAATAATATTTTGATGAATAATTACACTGCGATCAGTGAAGAAGAACTTAAAATGGAAATGGTAGAGTACCTTAAGTTGACACAATTGTGTAAACAGATACCGACACCAACCGGATTGGCTGCTTATACTGGTGTTACAGTTAAGACACTTGCCGGTTATAAGAACAATCCTGATAGTAAATATCATACAATTGTTTGTAACTTTTATGAGCTTTGTCATGATACGACTTTAATGGCTGCAATGGACGGTACAGTGTCAACTAACCTGTTTGCCTTATTAGGAAGATCGTGGTTCGATCACGATAATCCTACAAAATTAGAACTCTCAATCCCTTTAAATTCAAGGGTTTGCGAGAGTGATAGTATAAAAGTCATAGAAGAGCAACTACTTTTAGAAGATAAAAAGTGAACAGATGTTCGCCTTTTTTTATACCTAAAAAACGAACAGATGTTTGATATAAAACACAAACGATTGTTCGCTACCATGTTCGCTATTAATTTCTAAAAAATAAAAAATCAATTTTTCAAAAAAATGTCCGAGTTATTGGAAAAAATTTTAAAAAATTTTACTATAAAGACACGTTCCCTTTTGGTTGTTAAAATAATCGTATGAAAAATGGTATAAAAAAATATGAAGAGACTTTGTTATCCTTTTTCTTCCCTTATTTACTTATTCATAGTAAGCGGTTAAAAGTAAAATAGTGTAACAATAGCAGAAAAAAGAAAAGTCGCTTAGAAGTCAAAAAAAAGGGCGTTAGAACGCATCTGTTAAGCTATCACTAAAAAACAGATCACTATATAATAATTGTGTAAAGTTTACATCACTTTACATTTAGTTTACATCTTCTTAGTGTAAAGCTATTGTAAAACAGAACACCACGGCGAAAAGAGGTATATTTGTTTTTTATACCTTTTATTTTTTAATCATTTTCAATCACTTTTAGTATTAACTCTTCAACCTCTTTTTGTTCCGTTAACGGTGTATTACACCATATTTTTAATGCTCTTATCATTTCTTTGGTATATCTCTTATGTAAATATATGTAGGTGTAGGCGTACACTTGCACGCGTTTTCCCTCTATCTCTTTAATGTTTTCCCCTTTTCTTATTCTTTCATATAGCTTTTTTACTTTTTTATCGTCCATTATTTAGCACCCCCAAAACTTTTGATAACCGCCAAAGGTAGCAAAACAACAGCTTTTATTGTTGCTATTGCTAGTCTTATCGGTAATACGATTAAAACCTTATTAATATTAATAAATGCTCTTATCATTTCACTTCATCCCTTTCTTTATCATTTCATTTTTAGTCTTTTCATCTACTATATCAATGTAATAATGATTGTCATAATATATTTTTTTAACTTCAATGGCTTGTTTACTTAACTCTTTAGTATTAATATGTTTATAACTATCTATTAACTCGAAATATTTCTTTTTTCTTTTGCCGACTTTTAATAGTGTGAATTTATATATGTTAATTGTATACATGTTTTACCTACATAACAATAAATAAATTAGTGTTTCTAGCGTGTATGTAGTAATATTTGCCACTCTTACCAACACCTAGCCACGCAATCACACCATAAACACCGACCGCATAACTAACCTCTTTTATATCGTCGCTTTTTCTAATGTTGTTGACTTCTTCACTGTCGGCATTTGTTAAGTCGATCGCATTTACTGAAGTGGCAAAGTCGACCAATTGTTTTTTTGTTGTTTTCATTTCTTTTTTTCTTCCTTTCCTTTGTATGTATTAATTATACTACTTTTTAAAATAAAAGTCAATAGTTTTTTTACAACAAAGAAAAAAAGATCTAACTTAGGCGTGGGGCTGGGGTATATACCAAAACACGCCCCCCAGCCCGGGGCAAGGGCTCTAGCAAAATTAAAATTCTCAAAACCCTATTCTACACTATCCTACAAATCAACCAAAAACATATTGACAAAACACTAATCATCTGCTATAATACTAATTGTATTCCGACCAAGGAATACTCATCTGCTTGGTTTGTGCTGAAAAACACTTGCTTTAAAAGTTGGTGTTTTCTCAGTCCAATTTAATCATTTTTTTGATAAAACACCCATCTTAGTTGATGGGTGTATTTTTTTCCAATAAACTCTTGACTTATTATAAATAGTATGCTATTATGTATATGGGTGCAGAAAATCTGCATCGATGGTTTATTCTCCACATTAAATTTTTTTAAAATTATGTTGTAGTGAGTATGTGCCTTGTACTTATGAGAATGGATTATGAATAATGCTTTGTGTATTCTTTAAAAGAGTACACTTTTTTTTATGAAAATCATTGACTTATTTTGAATAATTATGTATAATAAGCATAGGAAGGAATGATTATTCAAAGAATCCTAATAGAAAGGTGGAAGTAATATGATGTGGATTAGAAGTCAGAATAAAGAATGTTTAATAAAACTAGATGATTATATACATTATTTTTATGACGATAAAGAAAATGAGCATGGAATTGGTTCGCACATGATTACTTTAGGTGTTTATGAATCGAAAGAAAGAGCACTTGAAGTGTTAAATGCGATTGAAGATGTATTAATAGCAAGACGCATGATAGATATCTATGGTAATAATTCAGCTTTATTTAACGGTATTAGTAAAGACAATATCGCGAAAACTTTTAATACAACGGCTGTTTATGAGATGCCGGAAAAGTAAGAAGTGGAATAAAAAGGAGGATTAAATGTTTATATTATATATACCATTAATATTTTGGGGGTTAATTGGTATAGGAGCGATTATTGGATTAATTCTAATGATAAAGGAGTGGAATAAATAAAATGAAATATTATTATGAATATAAAGAAAAAAATGGTTGCAAAGTCGGTGGACATAATTTAGAAACAATTGATTTTTTTGATAATTATATAAGATTATTGGGAGTAGATATTATTCAAACTAATTATGGTTATAAAGAACAATATTGGAGAACACTTTTAGATATGAATGAAATAGAATATTTAAAGATACTTCCTATGGAAGAGGTGGAAAGATGAATAAAAAAGAAATTGAAGAATATTTAAAAAGAATCGATGAGTTAGAAAATAAACTAACGGGAGAAGATAAAGAAACTTACGATTGGTTAATTTATGGCTATCACAAATGTATCAAATTATTAAATGAAGCAGAAGAGCAATGTAAAAGACAAAAAGAAGTTATTGATAAATCGATAGATTTTATTAAAAATGGAGATTTGTTGTATCTTGCTAATAAAAATAGTATAGTTCACAGAAATAATATAGAAATTAGAGTAGTTGCTGATAGATTAAATGATTTATTACAAATATTAGAAGATAAAGAGGTGTCAGAATGAAGCCAAGTAAAATTAAAAAAGTTGGAAGAAGGTTATACATTTATTTTAAAATACCATTTTTTAGTAATTATAGAAAAGTACATGAAAAACTACAGAAATATTATGATGAAGATAGTTCTATGGGAGATTTTATAGATAAAACTGGTAAATATATAGTTATAGGGTACTTCTTAAGAAGCATGGAAGATATAAAACCATATATAGAATGGGGGAAGTAATAAATGAAAGATGAAACTAAAGGAATGTTATTATATTGTTTATTATTTGTATTAATGTGTGTGTTGATTATTTTGCCATATATCATAATTGGTTTACTATCTAGATAGGATGAACTAATAAATGAAATAGGAGAATAAGTATGAAATTAGATGAATTATTAAAAAAGGAATTTTATATAATTAAATGCAAAGATTTTATATATTATGTTCAACCTACTCATATAATTGGATTTGGTGGTTTTGCTGGTGATGAAGAATTACAGTATTATTTAGATGTTAAAGATTTTATGGGCAGAGATGAAAAAACGTATATGTATGAATTAGAAAAATTTAAAACATTTGAAGAAGCACAACAAGAAGTTGATAGATTAAATAATATTCCTAGTAATAAAAAACAAGCAAAGCAATGGAACACAAGAGATAAGTTTATACTACAAAGTTATTTAGAAAGCAAAGGAGAAAAGTAATGGATATAAATGCGGATTTAAATGAAAAATTAAAACATATAATAGAATATTATGGATATAGAAATCAGTTAAAAAAGTTTAATGAAGAATCATTTGAAGTGATAGAAGCTGTTATGGACCTAGAAGATCAGATTTTAGCTTGCTGCGAATGTGGATGTGGTGAGACTCATACAAAACATGAAAGAGAACACTTAGAAGAAGAAATAGCGGACGCTTTAGTTCTTTTAAATCAGTTTATATATTATTATGATTTAAATGAAGATAATATTATGGATACGGTTTATAAGAAAGCTGATAGGGAAATAGATAGAATTGCAAACAAATTAAAGATAGAAGGGGTAACGGATGAATCCGGAAGAGATTAGAGTTGATAAGATAATCATTACAAATAGAACAACACTATCAAATATGCAGGCGATGAGAAAAGTATATACTATCATGGATATGGGACTTATGTCAGATCATAAAACGAAATATTGTTTTCATACTGTGTTTAATGATGATGTAGAAGTATCTGCGATTAAAACACCATATGGTTACAGATTTGAATTGTTTAGGTTAGCAGATAGTGATTTTGAATTAAAAACAAAACTTGAAGGTGAAGAAGAGAATGTACAGGCTAGTGGTGACGAAGAAGAATGATACTGTAGAATATGATTTAAAATCGATGAAAGACGTAATAGATGTTTTATATAAAATACCACTTTGTGAAGAAGAATATACAGTTAGATTAGAAAAGGTTAAAACTCTTGTAAAAAAATTAAAATAATATTGACACTTGTGGCGAAATATGTTATTATTAAATTGGTTGATATGAGTGCATGACTCCTTTTGCATACGAATGTGTATGCTAGATAATATTTATACTTTAATTATACTATGATACTTGAACTTTAACCAAAATTAACACTAATAATGTTATGAAATACTATGATTGTGGAATTACGATTTTAACCATGATAACAAAACGCTTTGCACTCCTATTAACCTATGTAACTATTTATTTCATTTTTAGAACCCCTACTAATTAGGGGTTTGTTTTTTTTTTATTGCATAAATTAGATATTTTGTGTATAATTATGATAAGGAGGGTAATATAGGAATGTTTAAAAGACTTAGGAACGTG